TGTACCATTTTTTGTTTATTTATGTGGATATATAACGAATTATATAAAATTAAAATTTCGTGTGAAACATCGTAAAATTGAGGTATGTTGCGGTTTGTGAGGATATAATGAACTATGTTAAATATCCCTCGTAGCAACGATGCCTAATTTCATTTTTGATTTTACCTATTCAAAAATCCCGAAAACAATGGATTTTTGCCTTTCTATTTTTGATTTATGTACCAATTCTGTACCAATTTAATTGGATATACTATATTTTTGATTATTTTATATTACTTTGAGTGCTTCTGCTACTCTGTCCATTTCTAAGTTCTTTTGCTCGTCTGTCGTGTGAACGTAAAGGTTCATCGTGATACCTATATTTGAGTGTCCTAGTATCGTCTGCAAGGTTTTGGGTGTCATACCGGCTTCAATACATCTTGTTGCGAAGGTATGCCTTAATACGTGCATTGAAAATCTCGGTATGTGTGCTCTGTCACATGCTTTGTAAATTCCGGTATCATATGTGCTGTTTTTCACCGGTGCTCCGGTCTTACACAAAAACACTCTGTCTCTCCATTGAATGTCAATAAATTTGAATGAAGCATTTTTGGCTTTCTGCAATTTCAATAGCGATACGGCTTCATCAGTGAGTGGAATTGTCCTATATCCCGATTTACTCTTAGGCGGTCCCTCTCGCCATTCACCTGTTGAATGCCTGTACTCTAAACTCCTGACGATTTTGATTGTTTTGGCTTTAAAGTCTACATCTTCCCATTTAAGGCCCACAAGCTCACCGGTCCTTAGTCCGGTCTGCAAGGCAAATCTGTATTGATACTCATATGATGTGCCTTTGATAGCTTCACAGAATTTTTTCTGATTTTCAATCGTCAATGCTTCTTTCTTTGAGGACTCCTTACCGATGTCGGATTTTACCATGCGGTTGCACGGATTTTTGGGAATAATCTCGCTTTGATATGCATAGTCAAGCATGTTGTATAGCGCTATGCGTGTCTGATATATCGTTGCCGTTCTGTAATCCTCGTCAGCCATATTAGTCATTATCTTTTGACAGTGGAGCGTATTAACCTCTCGCAGTATCTTATTTCCGATAACAGGCTTTATGTTGCGTTTGTATCTCTCAGTGTAGTTCCTTAGCGTGTTCGGTCTTACTGTGCGCTTCTTAACGCTTATCCAGTAGTCAAACCATGCGTCAACCAACATGTCAGACGGAAAGTCGGGGTTGCTGTGCTCATCAGTGTACTGCTCATCAGCAAGCCACTTTTTGCACTCTTGTAGTTTTGCAAATAATTTCTGCACTCGCTTTCCATTCCTTGTCGTGTATCTGCCGACATAGTATTTGTCTTTTCTCTGACTAATGCCTCTGCCTAGTTCTTTACCTTTCAAGTCCTTTCCCATATTAAATTTTCGCTCCTTTCACTTATGGAAAAAGCCTTATGCAATTTATTATAATATCACATAAGGCTACATAAGTCCACATTTGATTATATCTCTATCGTCTCTGCGATATACTTTTCAAACTCTTTTCGCTTGATTAATCGTCTCTTTCCGACATACATAACAAATTGGCACCTTGGGCTGTTTGTTATCTCTCGGAGTTTATTAACTCCGATATTGCTGTACTCTGCAGCTTCATCAATCGTCAGCGTTACCTTTTCCCATATTGGCACTTTGTTAATCATTGCCTGACTCCTTTCTATCTTTTCTTTAATGTCTGCCACTCTCCGGGAAGTGGTCGTTTTTGAAATTAATAGTCTCTGTGATACCTCTTCAAGGCTTTTATCAGCAACTAACAGCTTAAAAACTTCTGCTTCTTCATCGGTGAAATTGGCATTTTTCATAATTTCTTCAAGTTCCGGTCTAGTCAGCTTTGAAAACTTCATAGACCTTATCTCCTATTCTTCGGTTTTGTTCGTACTGTGTATACAAGTATTTGAGTATCGGCATGAACTGTTACATAGCTTGTTGTCCTCGTATACACATTGTCTTTCAATCGGCTCTATATCACTTATAGTTCTGCTATTCATCTTATCATCACTTCCTTTTTATACTGTTCTGCCATATATTGTCCGTAGCTCATGCCCTTACTCTTAGCAATCTCGCAAATTTCCGCAAGTTTGTTTTTCTTGACGGGCTTTCTTTTAAGTCTTTTCTTTTCTCTGATTTTTCTTAATTCCGTAGCTCTCTGCTGTCTATGTGCTTCACAACACGTATTTTGGTTGGCTGCGGTCGGTGTAAATATCTTGCTACAGACTACACATTTAATTGGCTTGTAGTGTTTCATTGCTATCTCCTTGCTTGATATTCAGATTTTTAAACATAGCACACATAACATCTACCACTATCGAGTTGCCGAATTGCTTATACAACTGTGTATTACTGTTTACTGCTGCCATTTTGTCAATATCTTCATCAGATACACCCATCAGCCGCCCACACTCTCTTGGTGTTAGTTTTCTTATACGATATTGTGTGGCAATATGGCTATTCGCATATCCGTGCGTTCCGGCTACAAGATTAGCCGATATGCCGTTATCGGAAATAACTGTACCGCATTGGGAACCGTTGCTTGATATTTGACCGGCTTTTTGGATATTATTTTCAAGCAATAAATTATCTTTCTGCACACTCGTTAAGCAATTACTTGTACCTTGCATATTTACTTCTAATCTCTGCTCTGTTGGGTTCCCCACAGTTCTATCTGACGGATTATCAGGATTTCTGCCACGCATAGCAACTATGCACATATTGTCTTTATGACTGCCTATGCCTTTATAATATCGTGATGTCACTGTGCTTGCAGTAGGTGTATTAATGTCACATATTTCCGCATTATCTAAGCTGTCTAAGTGTCCGTTAGGCATTTTATCTAATTTGCACGGAATTTGCTCTTCAAGAATTTTCGGCTCTTGATTGCCACCTTGCATTGTACTCAATGTCGGACTACACCCCCCCACATCATAAATTCTGTTGGTACTCTCGAATTTTGCTTCAAGAGAGCCTATTACATTTACATCTGCCATTACTTCAATCACTCCGCTACTTGTTTTATTGGCTCTTAGGGTAGGACAAATCCCCCCCCTAAGTACCTTTTCGCCACCGAATTTTTCACTTTCAAAAAGCACTATTCCGATAGCATCTGTTATTTTTTCCATTCAATTACTCCATTACTTCCATAGTTATCAAGGCCTTTATAATCTCTTGCCCTAAGATTTACGGCTATATCAATCTGTTTTTCTGCCGTCTCTCCCATATCCTTTAACAACCAAGTTTCCATCTGACCGCAAGTTTGATATTCCACAGTCATATCTTGCCTTGATACAGTTTGCAACTTCTCTCTGTTGTGGCTTATTGATTGTTCCGTCAACGCAAGTCTGTCTGTCTGTCTGTCAAGATTGTGTTGTGGTAATGTGCCGTTGTCAATAAGCTGTTTTATCAGCTTGTCAGCCTTTTCATTGTTAATGTAATACTTTTCATCTACATTATCCTCGAGATAGTCTTTTAACTTCTTTTTGAGTGGTATGGGCTGTGGGAAATGGTAATTGTACTCGCCCAGGAATGAAAACATAAAACATCTTTCACGATTTTGCGCTACACCATAATTTTTAGCGTTCAAGTCTTGATAGTAATTTGTGTAACCTAAGCTTTCAAGGAAATCTAGCCACTTCCTAAAATCGGGCATATTATCCTGGCTATGTACTTGTGGCACATTCTCCATGAATAAAATCTGTGGTAATTCTCCGTTACTATCTCTGATTTCTGTTAGTATTCTTTCAACTTCCCACAACAGACCGCTTCTTGTACCACTGCCCTTGGACATTCCAGCTTGTTTTCCGGCAACTGATAAATCCGTACAAGGGAATGAGTAAGTAAGTAAGTAAGTGAATGCATTTGTGTCGCAGATATTCAAATCTTCTGCATGAACCTTAGTTATATCCATTGTAGGAAAATCTGTGCCATGCACTGCGTTATAGCTTGCTATGGCATACTTATCAAACTCCACAACTCTGTAATGCTCAAATTTAGCGCCTATTCTCTTTAGTGCCATTGCCTGACTGCCGTAGCCGGCAAATAATTCTATCAAGCGGATAGGCTTTGTTATGCTAATTGGTTCTCTTGTGAAGTCAAATATGCTCATTTGATTATCACAAGAGTAATTGTCAAAATTCATTTTCTCTTACCAAAAGGAAACCTCGGTTTTATGTCGCGACAACCTATTCCTTTCTGATAAATTAATTAATGTTTAATATTTTCACTACACCACTGCTCTTGTATCTCATCATCGGTCTTATCTCGTTTGTAAATGTCGTACCATGCAAGCACTACCTCTGTCAGACCGATTATGCCGAATACTATAAGGGCAGTGTATACTAATGTTGTTGTGTCGGTCATGCTTCATCGCTCCAATCAAATTTTTGACCACAATTCATACAGTGGAAGTAGAAAGTCTTATTATCAGCCGGTATTCTGTCTGTCAAAATTTCTCCACATGTCGGACAGCACAAGTACTCCTCTTCCAAATCTTCAAAATACTGCTTCATGATAGGTTTCTTTGGTATCTGCTTTTCTATTGCCGATATTGCAAATCTAATTGCTTCTAAAACGTTGTAATCAGGGTATGGCTTCCATCTTTCTTTTAGATACTCAAAATGCATTCGCAAAAATTCAATTGCTTTTTTCGCTGTCATATTATCTCTCACTTTCTAATAACTCCGGATTGTCAAAGACGTTTCCGACAACTTCATATTCAGTATCATATTCAAGTCTGTGCTTATAATATTTTTCGTTAGGAATTGTACATATAATTTCAAAATCTCTAAATGTTATGAGCACATTCCCCTTGCTATTATTTATTTTTACAATATCATTCTCCCAAATCAGCTTGCCCTTCTTATCTTTTAAGCCGGTGCATTGGCAAATAGTGGTCGGGTCTACTTTGTACCATCCGTCTGTCTCTCCGCTAGAATAAAACATTGTGTTAGGTTCAAATATTATGTGTGCTTCTTCACAATCCGTAAACACATCTAAGCCTTTTGCATAATATCCTTGCACCCATTCTCCGTTATCAACTCTCTTAGCCTTGAATAAGTATCTATCTTTCATATTCTCTCCTATTCTGCTCCTGATTGAAGCCAATCCATACAACTAGCCTCTCCCTCGTATTCTCCGCCGAATGTGTTCTTAAAAGTTATAAGAAACTCTGCTAACTCTTCATCCGACATATTCCTTATTCTGTCAGCATTGGTCTGTTTGCTATCACATCTGCAACAAGGCTCATTATCTCTTGAATTGCTGTTGTGCTGGCAGTTACAAGAAATCTTTTCTTCGCTATCATCAAATGCCTTTAAAAACATTTCAGCAATTTCTTTCTCGTATCTACCACACATACCTTTGCAATCAATATCCGCAATAACCCTTGAAAAGAAATCTTTGAATTTGTCGGCAATATAATCTCCTGTGAAATCGTTAGGCATGTCAATTACTACTTTCATTTTCTCTACCTCTCTTTAACTGTTCCACCAAGCAAACAAGACGTTCTATTCCAACATAATCACAATCCGGAAGAGAATTTAATAAATCATCAAGTGCTTTACTGTAGACGTCATAATATAGTGATGTGCCAATGTTATCTGCTACGATTTTCACTTCTTCCAAATTCGTTCCTGTACTCATTCTCCACCTCTCAATTCTTTCAGTTTTGCTTCGGCTTCGGATTTTGTGAGGAATACTGTCTTTCCAATTTTGTCAGCACTCCAACTAACTCCTTTATTTGTAATAAAGTAAATCCCATTTTCGTTTATAACACACTGTGCAATCTTAATTTCTACATATTCTCGATATAGGTTAGGAACTAGCCTATAAAGCGTATCCCCCACCTTGCAAGGTAATTTAACAAGTCTGCCCTGTTCCTCTAAGTCCTCATAATCGGCAAGTTTTTCAAGTGCATCACTAATATACTCACATTTTCTTGGTGGGATATCACAATTCCGACATATGCTACAAGTAGGACAATCTTCGTTTTTGTCTATACTGACTCCTAGTTCTGTTCTATACGTTAATCTCTCCATTACTGTTCCTTTCTGGAAGCTTAGCCAGTTTCCATGGTGTCCACCTATCGCCACTCCACGATGTTGTTCCGTTGCTTCAAGCATAAACGCCCCCATTCTCATATTTCGCAAAATATCTTTTACCCCACTCGGAAAAACTGTTATCTCTTACCAGTATTGGTGTATCAACTGCAACTTTTGACCAGTCAATTGGTGGTTCAATATATTCACTGTTCGCCCATTTTTCTCTTGCGTCTGTGCAGTTAGCATCACTAAAACTAAATAAACAATCTCCACACGCTAATTTATAGCACGATGTCGGCTCTAATGTTGCTTTGTCAACTGCTATTTTGCTACCACCACAAGCAATATCCAGAATCTGTTCTGCGAATTTCTCTCTATTTGTCATTGTTTTGTACCCCTTTCCCATAATCCGGCATATGTTTGAATCTCTCATATGCCTTATTGTCTCTGTGTTTTTCCATGTAGGCTTTTTGCCTATTATCTCTCATCTGCTTTATGTGAGCATTTTGAGTACTGTCGTTATCCCATGCATAAGTCATTAATCAATCACCTTTATGTACCTTTCATCGATATAATTAACTTCATCAGCAAGGCGTTGTGCCACCTTTGGCAATGTCAGACCGAATTGATTAAATTTATACAACGTATCGATTAAGTCCCTAAATTCTGCGATAAACTCTTTAATTTCCCTAACCGACAATTTAAACATTAGTTTAAGTGCCGTACATGCTAAAACCATGTAGCTGTATGCAGTGTCATTTAAAAGCTGTCTCGTGTCGTTTATCGTGAGTGGATTGTTTCTCTGATAAATCCTAATCAACTGTTGCATCGGGATTAAATTAATCTCTTTCTGTACATCAATGCCATATCTGACTTTCAAAAGTTCAGCAAGCGTTTCAGTTTTCATTTCATTTTCGCTCTGTGCCCTGTCAAGGTACTCATTTATGGTTCTTTCAAGCCTTACAATGCGCTTATTTCCAAATCCGTGGTGCAAATACAGTACATAGTAGCCTAAGTCCATAAAGTCTGTGAAAGACCGCCTTACGAGCTTTCTGCGGTTATTACTGCTTCTCAGCGTAACTTTTTCGGATTTTGTCCATGTAAAATCCGGCTCTTTGTGCTTTTTCTTTGGTTTCAGTTTGTTGCTCATATTTTTTCATTCTTTCTTCAAGTTCTCGTTTTGCCCTGATAAAACAGGCTTCTGTAGTTTCTTCTGTGACTTTTACAATCTCTTTACCACGCCACCGGATAGTTATTTTTGCTTCCTTGCTATTTGTTTTGTAGCACATTCGCAAGTCATATTTCCTTTGCAGTGGTCGGTAAAAATCGTAAAAATCTTTCAAGGAATCCATTGTGGACTCCTTTCTTTTATCTTCTGCCGTGCCAAGTTTGCCTTTTCGCAAGTTGCATTCTTAACGTTCTTCTGATAGTGCATTTCACAGACCTTATATCCGGGCTTTACAGGATTATCGCAGAAGAAACATAATCCTTGTTCATATCTGCCGGTTCTTTCAGGCATTTTAACGTGTGCTCTTCTCATTGTTTCCCGGCAAAATGTGCAAGTGGTATGCCCCGGGTCTGCTTTCCTTTTGCGACAGCGTGTGCATATGCCATTTTTCTTGTCTTTTTCGTATCGCGCTTTTCGCCATGCTTTTTGTCGCTCATTGTATTTTTCAACATCATTAGCACGTATCTTTGACATGGATTCGGCTGATTTCGCCCTACACTCAATACAGCTTTTTTCGTCACCATACAGCAAGTTCTTGCCACATCTAGGGCAAACACCAACTGCCTGTAATTTTTTATAAAGCTCTCTGCCATATGCTGTGCGTTTGCTGTTACATGCCGTGCAAACCACACCTTCTCTATCAAGTGGTTTTCCACAAAGCACACAAAGGTTACTGGCTTTTCGTACTTCATATCTTTGCCTTGAATACTTGTCTTTTATCATTTTTCGCTAGGAGTAAAGCCGGCTTTAATTGTGCGCACAAACCTCTTTTCCTCCTATCTTTTCATCTGCTCGATACGTTCCTTAATTTCTTTTGGCATTGGAATGCCTTTAATTGGCTTATTTTGGCTTTTATTATCTTCAAGCGATAATTTTATCGTCTGTTGATTTTTAGAGCCGATTTGAGCCGAATACGAGCTTCTATTAGTACTTTCAATTAATGCCTGTATATCCTTTGGCATTTTTTGATATTCCTTATCTCGACTAACAACTGTCCTGTAGGTTCTCATAAAATTTGACTGGACTACGTTTTCAATGCTGTTTATGTCCGTCAGCGCCCAGTTCCTAAGATTATCAGGACTTCCGACAGCCTTTTGTACGAGTGGTGGTAGCTTGTTAAATTCTTCAACTGCACCATAATAGCCATTCCTAAGCGCCTTGCTAACAAGCATCCATGCTTCCATTTCGTTAAGCTCCTGTGGGGATTGAACCTCATGCAGTTTGTTAATTAGCTGTCCGATGCTCGGTGCAAATCCGCTTGTATCGGAAAAAACATATGCTTTAAGTGCGACTGATACTTGTTCATAAGTGCAATTTTCCAACATCATATTCCATACATCTATTGTCTCCGATAAATTGCTCGGCTTGTAATTGGGGTAGCAATCACACATTATGCGAATGATTTTAACTGTCTCGTCTCTTGTCATTTCTCTACCTCATACATTGTCCCAATCAATAGTGCCCTTGTTAGTTGAATGTGGCTCGTTGTCCTTTAGTGCAAACAGCCCTTGCCAACAATGGTCTACTGACTGATTAAGAATTTTAACAGCCAAATCGTTATCGCCCTTTGAAAGCCTCTCGATAGTGTTCATAGCTCGGTGTAATGCCATGTCGGTGCATATCGGTTTCTTAATCTTCTTTCGCATTGTCAGATATTCCTGAAAAGCACTCTCTAGCATTTCATCATCAGGGTAGTAAACAGTTTTCTTTTTAGATATTGATTTATCAATATCTTTTTCTTTTATATCCTTACCTTTACTATCCTTAACTATACTATTCTTATCTATACTTACCTTACCTATACTTTCCTTACCTACGGATACATCTTGTATACATTTTGTATCCATTTTGTTTACATCAAGCGTATATGCCTTATTTTTCTTTAATCCCAACATTGATTTTTCTTCAACATAATCAGTAGGTCTGTATCTGTCTGCCTGTATGTAATTGTGCATTTTCCAATGCTTAATCACAATTACACCGCTTTCGAATAAGAGCACAAACGATTTTGCAAGTAATAGTTTAAAATCATCATCGGAAGCACCGCACATTCGCTGTATTTTCTTAGGATTATTAACAAATCCATCATCGTCAGCATTCATGGATAGGTGAAAGTAAAGCATTTGAGTACTGCTCGGCATATCGAGAAAAGCGTCACTTTCAGTTATTTTTTTAGCAAACATTCTACGTTCTGCCATTTAATTAATCTCCTATTTTCTTCAAGTTTCGGTTGATGTATTTTAATCTTTTTCCTCAAAATTCACGCAAGGAACATCAAGTAAGCAACCGCACTTTTCGATTTCTTCCGCTCCCCAATATGTCTTGTATCTGTAAGAGCTTTTACATTTAAAGCAGAAATCCTTGCCACCATTCAGCTTGTAACTTGTCTTTTCGTACTCTAACTTTTTACCAAGACTTTCATTTATCCTTTTGAGTTCCTCAACCTTTTTCTGCGATTTCTCAAAATCTTCAATGAGTTTGTTGTATTTCTTCTTACTTAAAATCTTCATTCTGAATCACCTACTTTCAATATCTCAAAAGGCTTGCCTTTATCTAGCGTTAATTCTGTTCCGTCAATATTCCCATTCAGTTTGTTTTGACAATGACACAGCAGTGTTTCAAGGTCGCAAATTCTACCTGCTCTGTATTCATCACGAATAAAATCCAAAACCCTCTTTACGCTTTCTGTCCTGTACTTTACTATCTTTGAATTGTAATTAAGTCTTATATCTGCAATTTCTTTTTCATGCCGTCTGATTTCAGCTAAATCGCACTTGCAAAATTCATAATCGCTAATAAGTTTTTCCTTTGAATCTCGTGCGATTTCTTCTGCTGTATAGCCTTTAATTTCACTCATTAACTGCTACCCCCTTTTACTTACAATCATATCTGCCTTGATTAGCTCATAAATAATATCAAGATATGTCCTGTGGTCTCTGTATTGGCAATTTGCATCCTTGTGTATTCTTGGGTCATTCTCTCTCCACTCGTTCACGTCAAATATTGCCGGACTAACGAATAGCATTTTGCACCCCCTTGCAACGCAAAGGTAATAACAACCTCTCTTGCCATATTCGCCCTTGCACTTCTTAAATCCGAATTTTTCAAATTCTTTGGCTTTAACTTTCGGAATCAGCATTTTCTTCACCCTCTTTCAACAAACCCATAAATTTCTCATACTGTTTCTGCGATACTTTGTTGTGCTCTTTTTCCGGCTTTAAGCGGATTATAAGGTGCTTTTCCGCGATAGAGGATAATTCCCTCGCTAACACTTTTTTGCCTTGCTGTATGCCTTGCATATAGCCTTTAGGTGCTTTTCTCTCACCTATTGAACCACTAGCTCGATTTTCTCCTTGACCGCCTAAACTGACATTTCTAAGCTGATAACCTTTATCGGCATATAGCTTGATGTAATACTTTTCTTTCTCATCAAGCTGACTTTCGTGGAAATTCAGAAATTCAACTCGCCAGCCATAAGGATTTTTCTCTTTGTCGTATAGCTTATGTTTGCGTAAACTAAGGTCTATATGCTGTTCATAACCTACAAGGTGGCTTGCCAATCTGCTAAGTGTATGTACCGCCTGTCCGACATACGCATACTTAAATCCGTTTTCATCTTCTCGGAGTAGGAAGTAAATCCCACTCCTGTCATTCAGCTTTGGATTCAGCTTCAATAGTCGCTTTTTGTTTTCCTGTTCTATTGCCTTGGCTCTTGCTATGTTTTGATAATTCAATGTTTCCACCTCTCTTTACAATATCAATTGCCGTCTGCATAGCAACCTCATTTATAGCGTTTTGAATTTCGAGTTTAATTCTCTTTTCGATATATGCTTCCGAATCTCACAATATTAGTATCATCTGACCAACACCCGAATGTATCATTATCGCCGTAAGCTTTGACGCTTACCGTGGCTCCATCCATTCCGTCAGCAATAAAATCATCAGTGTAATTAGTACTATAAAATGCTGTATAGGTTGTATCATATTCTTTCCATGTTCCATCGGCTTTTGTGACACGCACCTTATAGGATGTTGCATTTTCGACTTCTGACCACTTTACCGCTACATGACTGTAATTAAAATATCTTGATGTACTCTTGTAATACGATGCATACTCCACCACAGGAGTATCGAGGATGCATTTCTCAAGCCAATTTTTTACATAGTTGTCGATTGCATCTTTTAAAGTACCATCAGGTTCGAAATTGATATCTGGAATCTTCACAGATGGTGGATTAAGTGGCGGCGTACATGCTGACACCGGTACAGCACTGGAAAGAGCCAGTGTAAGCGCGCCGATTATTGCTACTAATTTTCTTCTTTTTCTACACATTGTTTTATCCTCCTTTAGTCTCATACTCACACCTCTTTAATTAAATGGTAATTCCTCGTCAATACCATCAGGAATTGACATAAAGCTATCATCGGGTTTTGGCTGTGGCTCTGCACTGCCACTTGAATTTTTACTGTCGCAAAATTCCAACTTAGATATGTTGCAATCATTAGTGTAGACTGTGTTTCCGTCTTTATTCTTGTAACTGCCTGTAGTCCACTCACCGATAACCGCTATCTTTGAGCCTTTAAATACGTGCTTTTCTACTGTTTCAGCTATTTTGCCAAAAGCCACGCAGTTAATGAAATTTGCCTTATCGTCTTTCTTCTTAAAATTCTTGTCAACGGCAAGCGTAAATCTTGCTATTGCCATTGCATTTTCACCCTGTGTGTATCTAATATCCGGGGTCCTAGTTAATCTTCCGATTAATGTTACAATGTTCATTATTTTTCCTCACTTTCTTCATTACTGCTTCTTTTCTCTCTTAATCGCCTCATCAATATACTTCTGACAAGCTTTTATACAATCTTCTTGAGTTTTAAATTCTATCTCATTCCATAAGCTGTTGTATCTTATATCTCTTTCATCATTAGAATCTATGCAGTAATACCAACTATCTAAATTTGATGAGTAATTTATATGGCATTCAAACTTTTTGTACTTGCCTTTGTAGAATTTATTACTATTAAATCTTCCTGTAATATCTTTAAGTCTCATATGTTGCCCTCTCTTAATTACCTTCGTTCTCTTTCTTTTTGACTTCTACAAGATGGTCAGCAATAGCTTCTTTAATAATCAAAGTATTGTATCTTTCAAGGCTGATTGTTATTGTTTTATCCTCGTACTCTCTTGTATTTCCTAAAATATCTTTGTATTTAGCCATATAATCTCCTTTCTAAAAAGGGCACTCATTAGGATTAGAAAGTAGCCATTCCTTGTTACGTTCTGCAACATCTACATTCGCCCCACAAGTAACTTTCTTCATCTTCTCGATAAAACTATCTCTATCAGCATTTTCACTTGATAAATGGCACATTATAACATTCTGCAAGCTATTTGAATAATTTGCCTTAACAAAATCGCAAGCCGTGTCAATGGACAAGTGACCTCTGAAAACGTGATTAGCTTTGCCTGTGTTATCCCTGTCGATTAAATCCTTGTCATAATTCACACCTAAGAGAATGTGGTTTATGTCCTTAAACTTCCACTTGATTAGTTCACAATCGGTTATATAAAGCATTCTCCCCATTTCCTTGTGAGTAATCAGAAAGCCATATATCGGGCAAGGTTCGCCATTTGCGTCTGTATGTGTCCAGCTTCCATCCATCGTTGTTAAATCAAAAGGTTTTACTGTAAATCCGCCCATATTCATTGACATATAATCAATCTTCAAATATGGTGCATAAATTGGTATTCCCATTGACTTAAAATCTTCAACCGATAATGAATGGTCTTTGTGCCCGTGCGAAATTACAGCTCCAACAACATTTGATATTTTCCAATCAATACCCTTTTTGATAGTCTTTTCTGACACACCCAAATCAAGTAATAGGATTTCTCCTGTGTCACTAATTAGAGCATATGTATTGCCTGTACTTCCTGTTGCTATACATTTAAGCTTCATCATTTCACCTTACTGTTATAACTGCCGGATTTACAGCTCCGTCTCCGTCATAGTCATACTTTTTGTTATGCCACTTTCTCAAATACTCTCCGTATTCCCAACATTGTGAAAGAATACTAACTGCACATCCGTACATAAATCCTGTTATGCCCTCTGTGTCTGCTTCACGACTCAATCTGTCTGCATTATCAACAAAGCACTTCATAACATCATTGCTCTTGTCAATTTCTGCTTCTAACAGTTCAGCCCACCTTTCAGCATAAGTGAAGCAAGCTCTGCTGTATCCGTCACTATTCTTGTCGTACCAATCCTTGTATTCTTTCTCTTTACCTTTAATAATTCTCATACTCACACCTCGGTTTCGTCATCCTGTGGGAACTGAAAGACAGCATTGTTGATAAAATCTACTTTTGACGGTTGATTTTCGGCTCGTACCATAACACCGCACTTCCTTAATCTTTCAAATTCCTTTGCTACATCGTCTGAAATATCAACATTCTGCATTACGATAGGCATACCGATATATGCTTCTCTAAGCATTTCCATAGCTTTATACGCTTTCTCTTTGGAAGAGTACTTGCCTAATATGTATTTCTCTCCATTGTATAGTGCTATAACGCTCTCCATTGCGTGGCACACAACTATCTGCTCATAAGGCAAATCAACATTGCCATGCTGTGAAATTACTCTCATATCAGCTCTCCTCGCTCTGCATGAATGGCGGCAGCTCCTCTGACCGCTTGTCGGCTGTGTCGGTCGGCTCTACATCAATTATGTTGTCCTCATCAAAATCTACACTATTTGCATTTTCTTTGATTTCATCAGCAACAACCTTTTCTGTATCAAGTTTTACATCTGATACATTTTGAAATTCCTCTTGTGCATATAAACCTTGAAATCTATCTGGAAATGCTTCTCTTAAGGCCTGCACAACAGCTACTTTTCTAATCATTGTGGCTGGCTTTTTCGCCCATTGGCTATTAAGCGAACCATCTTTTTTTCTTCCTGCATACTCATCAAAACCTACTGACTGATACTCGTCCTCTTTTCCGTCAATAAAGATTTTCGCCCAGCCACCTACGATAGTTTCGTTAGGTAAAACCATTGTTCCCTCTCGCTCTTCAACGGCTCCGTCCTTTTTAATTACAATAATTCCTGCTTTCTTTCCCTTATATCGTGGGTCTGCATTGGCTCTCTTTGTAAAAACGTCTTTTCCAGTAACTATTGTGGCTGGGTCGTTGCTTCCATACTTAATAAGGTATGCTTCTCTCAAAAACGGATTTAAGTGCTGGTATCTGCATAATGACATAAACATCATTACTTCTCCGTCAGATACATTGCCACCGCCACTTACAAGGTATCTTTTTATCATTGTTGGAGAAATTTTTACCATTTCCCCATTTGATTCATACTCAACTATCTGTGTATTCTCTGCCATAATTAATCCTCGCTTTCTGTCTCATCTCTCCATGCTTTAAATTGCATATTCAAATCTTTCACTTTTACCTCAATCTCGTCTACCTCTTCCTCTTGTTCGACTAAATAGCCAACAAGTTCAAGCATATTGTGTAGAACATCTTCCTTTGATAGATTTGTTCTTATTTCTTCCATTTTCCTAAACCTCATTGAATGCTTGAACCGCAAACAGTTCATTAGGTGTCTGCTTGAATAAAACTCCGTCAGATATGACTGTATACATATATCCGTCATACTTAAGCTCTACAGTATGCTTTTTACCGCCCATGTAATAATTTCTCTTCTTGATACTCATTTCTATACCTCGCTTTCTTCAAAATGTTCTTCTATATCCAATCCGGCATCATCGTACCACTCGCACCATTCCTGCTCTTCCTCATCAAAATACTCAAGTCCGGAAGCATTACAGTAATCCGGCTTTATGTTATTTTCGTACTGAAACAAGTCATAATCCCATAATGTATTAAGGATTTTCCAAGCCTGTTCAATGCTTTCAACTTCGACATAAAAGTTTTTAACCGCTCCTACTTGGCAATTATGCCAAACTCTTAATTTCGTCATATCACACCGCCTCAATCACAAGCTCTTTGTCCTGTGTATGCTTTAACATAATCAACTGGTTATCAATCTGCGGTATTCTCCAATCGTCAACGCTCTCTGTATCATCAATAATAATTGGAAAATTAACGCTTGCCACTTTCTGAAAAGCTCGGCATATGTCAACTTCCGTTAACATTCTTGCGCCATGATTGAGATTTCTTGCATATGCTTCACCATTGTAAACAAAGTCGCAACATTCCTCGGTATCACCATTTAAGAGCGGTCTAAACAGCTTTGCCGTGGCAAAATCCAAGTACTTATTAACATCAGCCTGTAAAAGCTCGTTTTTTTTACGTGTAAACTCTTTCAGCAAATCAAGCTTTCTTTCCCAATCGGCTATCTCTTGATTGAGGTCTTTTCTCTTATCTTCAAGGTCGGCTATGCTATCGTCTATACGCTTGTTATTTGCCACACCAAGCTCAATCTTTGCGTCAACCGATGAAACTTGCCTTAACAGTTCGTTTCGCTCGTTTTTGAGCTTTCTGATAAGTTCCGATGTATCATTTTCATCGGCAAGAGCTTTTTCTTTTTCCTCGATTTTAGCCTTAAGTGCCTGATACTCACTGTTACCTGTCATGTCAACATCAGTAGGTACCATTCCAAGCTCTTTAGCGATGTTATCACGTTCAAACTTGTTAGCAACAGTATCACGCTTTTCTGTCAGCTCCTTAAGTTCTGCTTCGAGGTCAGCTATTTCTTTCTTCTTATCCTCGATAGCCTGTTTGAATTCCTTGCTGTCACTTGATAATGAATTGCCCTTATCCTCAAGTTCTTTAAGCTTCTTCAATTTTTTATCACTAAAATCAGTTCTCAAACTCTCTATTGTATCTTCCGGCAATCTCTGACCGCACATCGGACAATTAACACTGCTTTCATCAAAGGAAAGTGCCTTTGCTTTTTTCCAGTCAGCACGTACCTTTGCTAAGTCTATTGCGCAATCTTCAATCTCTCTTTCAGAGGTTTTAATGCTAGCCTTTCCGGTTCTTATCATTGACTCTGTTTTGTGAATTGAAGCATTAAAATCATCAATCTGTAGCTGTAGCTCCATGCGCTTTTTCTGATTATCAGCATTGGCTTTTCTCTCCATATCTGAAAGCTCAAATTTAAGGTTCATAATGTCCTCTGTAGCTTTCTGCTTATCCTCTAAAATCTTGTTGTAGTCGGACAGCTTATCTTCAATTTCCTTAAGTTGCGGCTCATAGGTTTTCTTTTGCAATTCAAGCTCTGCAAGGTCTGTATACTCATTGGTGGAATGAATTGTATCAATCCTTGTTGAGATTTCGTCTCTTTCCTTGACAAGTCCTTTTGAGCCATTTCTACCGCCTGTGCCGTTTAGCTTGCCACGGCATACTTTTTTGAGCTGGTCAACGTCACCATCGTCAAACATCGGCTTAAGTTCAGCAAACTGCGGAAACATGTCACAGATTTCCTCGTCAGTACGTGTACCAAAATAGCTTGCAAGTGCTAATCTCTGCTCTGCCTGTGACTTGTTGAGTAACGTCATAGCATTTAAGCAAAATGGTAATACTCCAAGCTCTGCCATGTTGTCATTGATGTACTGATTGTAGTCAGCCATCTTGTATGGCACGTCATTGATTGAGTAATCAGTGATACTACCTGTAATCTCGCCCCTTTTGTTGCGTTTCTGCCTTGTAACCTTTTTCAGAGTCTTTGCTTTTCCGTCAATTTCAAAGGTAACGGCTCTTGTGATGTCAACATCGTCAATCTCAACTCCGCTTTCATCATGCGGTCTTATGCCTGTAATTTCTCTGTCATTCTCATCGTGGCAATTCAACACATCAAGAATAATTCTCTTAACTGTCGATTTGCCGACTTCATTTTGACCGGACAACACAGTTTTCATTGAAAAATCTGCGTCTAATGTGTTTTTGCCGTAGAATTTACAAAAATTCTGTGCAAAAATATGTACAATTCTCATTGTGTTTCCTCTCTTTCTATTATTTGTTTATGGTTTTCAGAATCAAATTTCCATGCAAACTTGATTTCTTCACTACTCTTAAGTATGAGTCCGACTCCGATACAAAAAGCCACTCATTAGCCACGTAATGAGCCTTGTTGAGCAATAACTTCTGCTCTCTCGTTAATGGCTTCAATCGGTATCTCGTATCGCCCAGCCTAATCCGTCTTACATTGTCGCTCATTTAGTTTCTCCATTTCTTTATCTAATAACGCTTGAAAGTCAAATGATTTATCCTTGTGCCGTTTAGCTCGATATAATTCTTGTAGGTAATCGTTAACACTCTGACGCTTCAATTGGCTACCAATCGCAGTAGATGTCAAGATTTCCATTTCCGCTACCCTCGTCATATACAATCCCTTGTATGCCAATAGGAGTATCAACTACAGTTCCGTGTGGTAAATCGTCACTTGCAATTACAACGTATTCGTTTTCATCAACTACAAGCCCATGCTCGTTTAGATGTCTGCCCGGAATATTTAGACCGCCTCCAGGTAACACTCTCTGTGAGTACCACGTATAAGTGTAATTGCCGTATCGGACTCGCCCTAGCTTCTTAAACCGGCTACAACTGTATTTCTTACGGCAAGTCGGAACTGTTGGTTCTTTATATGTCTGCTCCACTACAACCGGCTCATTCTGAACTACTGTTGGCTCAATCTTTCCTAGCATTACATCATTTAAATAGGAAGTAACTCCGGCTGTCGGCTCAACTTTGCTATCTGCTCTCGTTGCTATTGGCTTTAAGGTCATAGTTCCAATTATTAAAGTCGATAACATCAATATCAGCTCTCTTTTTCTCATGCGGTTCGCCCTCCTCTATGAGACATATTGCAATCAGTATCAGCCAAAATACTGTTACGATTGCTCCAACGATAATACTCGCTGTCTTAATTCCGTATGCCACCGATAATCCAAGGAAAAACGCAAATGCTAATGCTCCGAAAATCGAATAGCCACAACCTGTATAGAATTTCTGCTTTAAAGTTCTTTTTCTCATACAATCACCTCACTATGCAAAGCTCTGTTGAGCGTTTGCGTCCTGAATAAGCTCATCAAGATACTTAGGCACGACATAGCAATCAATGAACTCATGCACATCGTCTATATACTTCCTCTTGATACTCTTATAAGTAGATACGCAACCATACTCACGCTTTAACTGCGTCCATATATCAGAAAATGTCTTATGTCTGATACTGTTATCTCTGTATGCTTCGCTCTGCTTGCCACCAAGGATATTTACAACTCTGCGCTTAACGTGCTGTTGTATCTCATCAATATCGCAACTGTAAAGCGGTACATTTTCCTTAAGTTCGCTCACATCATCTTTAATGTCGTTTACTTTCTGCTCTAATTCTGTATAGCCCTGTGCCAAAAGCTGTATCTGACCGCCTGTTGTCTTTGGCATACCATAACTGCCTGTTTTTCTGATTGACGGAAGTACCTCATCCATTACCCACCGCTCAAATTTCTCTGCGCTAGGCAATTTTGATTTCATAATAAGTCGGTATAAATCACCCTCATTTATGTATGACATAGACTGTACTCCACTAGATGTAGGGGTGTCGCGTTTCACGACTCCCTTGCAATGCCTAGAAACTGCATCCCTCGGTGTCGCATACCCAAGTGCGGTTGCCACATCTGTTGCTACGAAATATGGCTTTCCGTCAATTTCTGTCATTCGGACTTCTCCGAACTCTTCATTGTTGAAAATTTGTAAATCGTTCATGTTTTCTCCTTTCTACTCGATAAAATAAGAAACTTCTACGCCAAAATAATTAGCAATCTTAATTAGCTTGTCTGTTTTTGGCATTGATTTTCCTGACTTCCAATCCGAAAAAGTACTCCGTGCCATTCCAAGCTCTTCCGACAGTCTGTAAAACGAAACGTTTCTAGCTTTTATGAGCGTGTCAAGTTTTTTAAAACTCGCCTGTCGTTTTTTCTTATTCAATTTCCCATCTCCTTTCTTGACAATAGTTAGGAAATCCGTTACAATAAAAAGCGCCATATTAGGCAAAATACGCTAGGAGGTAAAAACCTTGAAAGCAATTTTGATTTTGCCTGTTCCATATTTGCGAGGTCGCATTTAAAATGTAGCAATCGGTGTAGCGCATTTTGGGCAGTAAAGCTCGATAAAAAATCATGGCTGGCATTTCCGGTAATATGCCGTGCTACGCTAGATACTCCTCTCAATCCGTCAGCTAATGGCAATTAAACAGCTGTACTTAAACTGCATAAGTGACGGAACATTTAAAGAAGCATTGGTACTACACAGTGCGTCGAAAGACTGCAAAATGTATGTGGTGTAAAAAATAAGGCAACGGCTGTTGGTGGTAGTACACTAACAGCTTTTGTTTTTAGTTCAAAAATCCTAACTAAGTCTTGATAAAAATTAGAAAATCGTGTATACTATGAATTGTCCAGAAACATAATATTATTTTCTCAATTTTATTTTTTATTGAGTTGAGATTTCCTAACTTCTTTTTCATTCTACATTAGGAAGTCTTATTTGTCAACCCCAAATGTTGAGAAATCACAACTTTTTTTAAAGGAGATTTTCTATGTACGAAAGATATTGTAAATTAAGAGACTCAAAAGGGTTAAATGATTCAGAAGTGGCTAAATATGGTGGTTTCCCTAAAAGTACTTTTTCAGATTGGAAAAAGGGAAAAAGTAGTCCAAAATTGTTTAAGCTGGTAAAAATTGCAGAATGTCTTGATTGTTCACTTGATTATTTAGTTACCGGAAAAGAGCACCATTCAGTTGTTGAAGAGGCAACAAAAGACTTGGCTCTGTCGAACATGGATAGTAGAATCAAGGACTATGCGTTGAAATTATCTAAATTGTCGGATAAAGAGCAAGAAAATATTATGAATTTAATAGATATGATGTATGAAAATACTCAAAATAAATTAAATTAATAAGAAAGGTGGTATTTTATTATGAGTAAAACTGTTAAATGTCCTAAATGGGGTTGCGATGGTGTTGGCATACCTGTTGATACCAAGAAAAAATTCTCATTCGGTAAAGCACTTGTCGGCAACACAGTAGGCGGTCTCTTCGGACCTGTCGGTGCCGTTGTCGGTACTGCTACCGGAATTAAAGGCAAGAACGGCAAAACAAAGTTTGTGTGTTCAAAGTGTGGTAACGTTTGGGAAAAGAAAATATAACCACAAGGCAGAGCTTTTACTCTGCCTCTATTTTTCCTTTAATAAATATGTACAAGTACAATAACAGGTCTTTATCTTCCAAGCCCTCAATCATTTTAATTATTTCATCCTTATATTCCATACAACACTACCTCCGATACATCAATTATAGAACATTTGTTCTTAAACGTCAATAAGGACGGCAGAAAAATCCACCGCCCTACCGAAACTTGAAGAGTTCTCTTATTTGAGAACATCATTACTGTAGCACTTTAAAGTGTTTTATTTTGTCGAATATTGACAACATGGATTGCAAAGAATAGATATATTACTACATAATTAATTCCCCCAATAAAATATTACATATTGAACTCTACAACTCATATTCCCTTGTACTATATCTTTAAAAACTACATACCAACTATTATTTAACATAGTTACACCTTCTAAGTGAGAAGGAAAAGCCTTTCCGTCACCATTACTTATTAATATAGCAATATTATTAACAGAGAGACTTTCTAACTCAAACATGTTTTTGACTTGTTCTAAGGTAAATAACATAAATGAATTTTCACCCTTTGTCGCTGTTCTTACTGCGGTGCCAACTTTAATTTTTATACTATTTAATTTATCAAAATCCGTCTTTAAATTACCTAAACTCCGGTTTAATTCACCATATTTGTCATTCAAAATCTTACCTTGGCTCGCATCTAATGCACTGCCAGTGGTAGTAGTCGTGAGATTGTTCGCTAAATCTTTAAAAGCAAAGCTTTTCAAATCAGCGAACCACTTCTTAATTTTCCTGAAGCCGACCGACGCTTTTTCGCCAGAAACAAGATTTACTCTAGTTGTTGTATCGGCAAAAGTAACTGTTGTATTGCTTATGTTTCCATCTTCTGCAACCGCTCCGATATCGGTAGGGGTTATGTTTACATTTCCTCTGCGATAATATACTTCTTTTGCACCTTTTACTCCTGTAACCGGTGTACCAGCTAACACATCCCAGTATCTGTCGATTGTCAGATATACATTACTGCCGGCGGGAATTATATTACCAGCCCCCTCTTTAAAATCTGTGGTCGTAGTAAATTGGTCGGCTATGTTGTACATATCACCAGAGGTTGCTTCTGCTGTAGTGGGCAAGTCAGCAAAATTAATAGTTCCAAGAGGCCTTAATGCCCCACTTAAGCTCTCAGATATTTCTTTGGCTTGCTCTGCATATTTTTGTGCTTCCGACTCGCTCTTAGCAGAGCTAGTCTCGCTTGTCTTAGCATTAGTTTCAGAAGCCTTGGCTTTTATTTCGCTTTCTTTAGCATTGCTTGCAGAATTAGCTGATTCTTGAGCTTTGCTTGTAGCAAGTTCTGCTGATTTTTGAGCTTGTGATACGGATTGAGCCATGCCGTCAAGGTAACTCTGAATAAGTCTTTGAATTTCAACGTCAAAATCCTCAACGGTTCCCATTCGCTTAACTATTCCTGGTGCGAAGCACATCCATATCTGTTGTTTTTTCGTGTCGGAATCGGTCGATACCGCCCATTCTCCGGCTTTCATTTTTAAGGGGTCGAACTCCGCGTATGCCCCTCGTCTCATTTGAATTGCCATAAGCTATACCTCACTTTCATTAATGCCTAATTTCTGACACAATCTTGAAAACTTATCTTCCAATTCATCTATGTGTTTTTGCATTTTATCAATCTTCTGCTCGTCTCCAGCAAGTCTTAAGATTAGGAATTGCTCATAGTTCATGCCGTAGTACAGTGTATCATCATCCGATGTTGCTTTGTTTTGGAAAATCATATTGAGATTTTCATTGACATGTCCTTTATCTTTAAGGTTCTCGATTATATCCTGTGCCATCGCTCCAAAATATAACGGCTTGTCTGAATATCCTTGTCTATTAAGATTGTATTGAAATAAATCGACCGAGCCTACTGCATCAATATAATCTTGATTAATTGCTTTAATATTCTTTTTTAAACGTTTATCTGATGAACTCCATACCCAAGTATCATCGACTTGGAAGCTCAAGGCACTACCATCCCAGTCGCAGTGATATGTATGCTCTGTCGTGTCGCCACACATCGCGTATCCTCCATCGCTTTCTCTAAATTTTGGCGATTCCACATAGCTTGCTGCATTTAGTATTTTTGCACCAATGATTCCAAATGGTCCATATAGTGATATTACGGCTTCGTCATTTTTATACATTCTAAAAACGCCACCGTTGCTTTCTAATCTAAATTTTGTCCCCACGTTGTTTGTTGACTCGATTTTAAATTTAGTATCAGACACGCTTCCGCCAGTAAGCGATATTGATGAATTACCAACAATATTTTTACCATTTATTGTCGTTCCGGTAATATTTTCGGCATCAACACTTCCTGCCTTAACGTCAAGTGCGTTTACATAGCTTGTAGTCACTGTGTCTTTGGTTATCTGAGTGACTTTAGCAGTAGTGTCAGCCACATTATCCCAAGCAATTTTCACACTGCTATCAAGTGTCAAGCCCCTATTGTCAAGGGTGACCAGTGTTTTACCTTTTGCATCCTTAACATACTGCACACCACTTACATTGTTTTCCCCGCCTAAAGTAAGTGTTCCACCATGCGCCCAGTCAAAATTAATGCCGATAGCCGACATAATATTGAAAATAGCGTTTCCGTCTTTGTCAACTCCTGCTTTCCATGTTTTGCCGTAATCATTTGAAACCGCTAAGCCATTAGCCGTCATTTTCCACTGTATGTTGCTCGAATTAAGGTCGGCTTTATTATGCATAATGTAAATGATTGAGCCATCTTCTTGTTTCTGCTCGGTCTTAAAAAGCCCGAGCGATTGAGACATTAGCTGTGTCAGCAATTGCATTTGCTTATTATATACACTTAGTTGTGCCTGCGCAACTTTCCTAGCTTGTACGACAGCCTTTGTCTCATTACTGAATTTGTCAGCACTATTTCTTGAAGCATTTTCAGCGTCACACGAAATTTTAGTGCCGCTTCCAACTGTAAATGTTCGGTTAGAAATAAAACAGCTATAGGTATTCTGCTTGCGGTCTGTCACAAGTGCCACATCTCCGCTCTCAATCAGTGGGTTTGACAAGAGTGTAGCATCAAGCGGTCTGAACCTCATGCCACCGATTTTTTTGAAGATATAATTTGCAACTGCCTGTGCCTTGTCTTCCGGAATAAACGGATTATCAGAGATTGAGACTACATATCCCTCTTTTCCGGCAAGCGCGTTAACATCTTTCGCCTTATCCTCTTTTGAGGTTACTGTTACCTTTACCCCGGTGATAACAACATCATCAGTCGCAACATTCAAGTCTTTTTGCGTGTAAATATTGTGGTAATTTCTCGCTTCTGTAAATGTTCCGCCATCGGCACTATCTCCGTCAGAATACTTAAATGTTCCACCATCAACACTATCTCCGTCAGAGTATGGTGTAGTTTTTGTGCTAAAAGTTCCACCATTGTAATTTTGGCTCCCAAACTGGCTCATATCATACCAACCGATAAGCAATTCACCATCGTGACCGCATTTGCCCCATAATCCGCTTAACTGTAAGATATAAGCTATTACCTGTCCGTATGTGAGCTTTTGATTATCACTTGGCATCTCGTTAATCACGTAATCAGAGTTATCAAATTTCGCCATAGTAAAAGGTACATCACACTTAATACAAGCGTCTCTGACTACCTCATACGCTGTCGTAGGGTAGCTTAAATTGCTATCATACTCACGATTGAAATTGTTAATATTGTCAAGGCAAGTAAGCGTTATGAGTGAGCCGTCATAGCTTGTTTCGCTGACTCTATACTCACCGATTTTTAGTTTTTCACTTGTGCCATCAGAAAAGCTTTTTGAAACATATGCTGTTACGCTTGCCTTGTCAAAATCATACTTACTGTAATCTTCATAAATGTTATTCAGCTTAATTTTCAGTTTTCCGGCAATCAAAGCCCCGATTGTGAAAGTACCATTGCTTGATGTTGAGTCATTAACCTCGAAGCCATTCGCCCACAACTCACTATCACTAACAGGGATTTTTTCACCATTAGTTGTAACTATGTCGGCAAAACAATTTACGTTTATGTCATTATCGAGCATTACTGCTCTTTGCCACTTAGCCGATACGTTAAGCATTTAATCACCGCCTTATACTTCTATGAGGTCAAAACTCAATGTCTCGTACCTCTTATTGTTGATAGTCCATATCTTGATAGGTGCGCTCCTATCACCCACATAGAACGTGCGTGTTTCATCAGTGCCACTCATAGCGTCAGGATATGTCACTCTGATATATTCGGGGTTTACCATTTGAAGTATCTTTGCTGTCCTAGCCGTATCTGTACCACTCCATGACAATTTAAGCTGTCGTTTCTGCGCTATTCTGTTTTTATGCATTTTAGCATCCTGTGTACGTCCACTGTCGCTTGCAGACACATCAATCATGCCCCATTCAAAAGTTGACGGAGTAGGTAATTCTACTCCGTCTACTAACATCATTGCCATATTGTTACCTCGTAAAAAGACACCCACGCAAGGGTGAGTGTCTTAGCCAAATTCATTTGCTACAATATATCGTTGTCCGTGCTTTGCTTTACCTACCTGTGTCATGCGATAAAGTGTTTCGCTATCGCACTTAAACACATTTTCAATGACAGGTGGTGCAGAATTTCCACCTACATTAGAGTTCATCATTACTTGCGCCATGCCCTCCATGACAGCCTGTTTAATTCCCTCTGTGATTTGTTGGTTATTTGCAACTACGTTTTTGCCGTTTGAGAATTTACCGACTAACTCATTGTGATTGATAAAAGCCATGCCGTCCTCTCCCCTTGGGAAAATTCCGCCACTAGCAAGCCTTGGAATATGTACTTTCGGGACTAACGATACTCCGTTCCAATTTGCACCAGCCACCTTAGCAGCCATAGAAACAACTTTGTTAAATCCTCTTAATAAAGAGTTAATTCCACTGACAACAAAATTAACGCCGTTTTCTATTTTAGAAATAACGTAGTTCATGGCTCCTGTAACGCCACCTCTTATTGAACTCCACACATAATTAAACGCGTTTGTAATTCCGTTTTTCATAATATTAAAGCAGTTCGTGATAGGTGAAATAACATTGCCATTAAACCAGCTCGCTACTCCTTGCCACGTAGATATAACAAAGTTCTTTGCTACGCTAAGTGCCGATGTTATGCCAGCTTTCAACATATTAAAAAAGTTTGAAATCGGTTGTATTACTGTACCGCTAAACCAACTTGCCACCCCTTGCCACGTTGAAAAGACAAAATCTTTTGCTGTCTGTATCGTTGTCTGTATAAGCGTTTTTAAAAAATTAAACAGATTTGAAATTGGAGTAATTACATTGCCATTAAACCAGCTTGAAGCTACTATCCAAATTGCTTGAATTATTATCCAAACACCTTGAAAAATCTGTTGTGCTCGTGTAGCAAAGCCTTTAAAAAAGCCAACTATTGGCTCAATTACTGTGGAACTAAACCATTTCGAAGCTCCTTGCCACACAGTTACTATGTCTTTCCATAGAGAGCCGAAAAAGCCACTTATGGTTTTCCACATATCTTTAAAAAACGAAACTACAGGCTCAATGACATTTTCATTGAACCAATCGCCAACCGTTGAAAATAGTTCACAAATTGTGTTCCAATTATCTTTTACTAAAACAACGATTGTTGATACTGCCGCCACTATTGCTCCAACAATTACCGCCGGCAATGCTGCAACACCAGCTAATATTGCTCCGATTGTAGCTAATGCAACACCTATCACCATTAAAATCTCATTCACCCAGCTAAATCCGTCTTTTAGCATTTTGACAAAATTTACGATAGATAAAATTGTTCCGGCTATTGCCGAAAAAGCAGAACCAATTGTTGCTAATAGGTCTACTGCCCCTGTTCCGAATGCGGCTGTTATTGCATCACCCAAGCTTAAGCCACTAAATAATCCCTCTATGAGCAATCCAAGATTAGTTGACAATGAGGCGAAAATCGTTTTAAATGCTTGCATTATTGCCGTTCCAATGCCAGCTCCTTCTACAAGCTCAAATCCAATTTTTGAAGCTATTGCCTGTGCTATTGCTTTTGATAATGATTTTCCAATAAAAGCGAGTGCCACTGAACCCAATTTTAACGAAATTATCTTTTTTATCAGCAATGTGCCAACTATTATCTCAACAGTTTTAATGTCCAAATTGCTTAAAAAGTCCGTAATTCCTTTAAGTATGTCTTTCCACGACACATTTTTAATTGCCGTGGTTAGCATGGTGTATATTCCTTGCACCCATGCGTTAATAGTTTTTGCTAGTAACGCAAAATCAAAATTCTCAAAAAATCCATTAATGCCGTTAGCAATCGACAAGCCAAAATTAGTCCAGTCGAATGTTGTACCGAATGAATTGAGAAAATGCAAAGCTGTGTTCAGTGAACCAGCTATTGTTGCACCCAAATCGTAAAAGAGTCTTGGGCTGATTAAGCCATTAAGGAAGTCTGCAAGTCCTTTTCCGAAATTGTCAGCTTTCTGATATATCTTCTTCCAATCAATGCTCTCCATAGCGCTTGCGAGAGCGTCACCGATGTACTTTCCGAGTGAGTAAAGGTCTTTGATTGATGATTTGTATTTTTCGAGCAATCCATCAGTCTTTTTCAGCGAACTGTCAACACCACCGCCAGCTCCACCGCCACCGGAACCGCCACTGCCCGAACCACCACCACTGCCACTATCGCTGTTATCGTCAAGTGCGTGTATCTCGTCTATACTAAGCAGTGTTTTTTTCAGTTTTTGGGCTTTCTTATTCGACTTATCGGCACTATCGCCAATATCGCCCACTCCGCCAGCTATGTCCTCCATGCCGTCAACAGTAGCACCGCCACCGCTTATCTCGATAGTCCAACCGAAGATTGCTCCGAGTGCGTCAGCTACAGTTCTTGTAAAACTGATAACCTTGAGCATTACTTTACTTAAGGCTTGAACAAATGGCTTTAAAGCATTGATTATTACGCTACCTATGATACTGCCCCATGCTTGGAACTCTTGCTTAAGGACTCTTACACTATTCGCCCATGTCAATTTGTTATCGTAAAGGCTTTTTATCCTCTACTTCTTATAGTTTCCTATAAGTTCAGCGTACATTTTCAACCACAAAAATAAGACGCATTTCTACGTCTTATGGTTGTCGAGCACTCTTGGGAAGATTATATTTATTCACTTCCTACGCGTTACAGTGTCAATCAGCCTTTCGCTATCTGATTGATTACCTCGGTATTGACTTATTGACTTATCCATTTATATCCGTATGCTGTCCTGTCGGGTTTATCAACTACTTTGTGTATAGCTTTGTAATTGACTCCCAACGCTTTGCCAGCGTCAGATATTCTGTCATACTCTTTGACTACTTTATTTGTTTTTATATCAATTTGAGCTATTTTCCTACCCTTTTTAAGTTTAGTATACATGCTCAAATCCTTTATTGGAAAATCTTCTTCATAGACAAAAATATATCCATTGGCATTTTTATAACGATGTTTCAATGCCCCTATCAATGTTGTCCTGTTTGTTCCTGTTTCGGTTGAAGCCTGTGCTATACTATCAAATTCTTTGATATAATTGCCTTTTAGGTCACATTGAATGACTTTTCTCTGATTAATAGGTTTTGGCTTTGCATATGTCTTAGCTCCATTAGCTTTATATTCATCTTCAAACATGAATTGATAGCCTTTACATGTCAGCATTTTATTCTTGCAACATAATAATACATCAGTATTACCAAAGCCATATTTGTCGGCTTCCATTGCGCTATCGTATCTTTCTATGAATGTTCCGTCTTTATCCAGCCTTACGACAGCTCTTGCGTTATGTCCACCGACACCGCCTTTATTCTCATTATATCCATCTCTGTATGTGTTATACAAAGATATATAAAATCTTTCAAGTCGCAATGCTTTCTGTGAACTATTGCATTTATCAATCACTTCCCATTCAAAGTTGTCCTTGCCATATTCTTTAATTGCTCTGTGAAATAAGCAATCCTCTTTTGGCGAACACCTTAAATGTTGTTGAACCCTAGCGTGATAGTTTGCTGTTTGTCCGATATATAATTTTCCGTTTACTTTATTTGTAGCCTTATAGATATAATACGTTCTCATTAAATCACCTCAAACATATTATATCAAAGTATGTTGTCTAAATCAACTTAGTTTTCACCGACTTTGCTCGATTTTTCATCAGCATATTACTATGCTGCGCGACACATGAAACTAACGTTTCGTTTATCGGCTGTCTTGGCGAAGTCTCCTTGTGCAGCTTGCGTATTTGCCATGACATAATTGTATCTTAGCAATACCTTTTCAGCTTGCGTCATTGACTTGATATTTGCGTCAAGTCCGTTTTTCATAGCCCACTCTGAAAGAGTGGCTTGTGTTAAATCAAGTCCGTATCTCCTTAATGGTGCAATTGTTCCCGAAAAAATGGATTGTAAGCTCTTTGCAACATCAGCTTGGTCTACATCATAGAATGAAGCCATATCACCAGCTAACCTTGTAAGATTAAGTGACATATCAGCCATACTATCTGTAGTCTTGTATAGCGTGTTATTTTGGCTCATAAGAGCTTTATTTGCCACTGCCGTACCATTCGCCACTTGCTCTGACGAAATGCCTATAGAGGTTCCTAGTGCTTGGAAACGGCTTGATATTTGCTTAACTGTCAGCTCCGACATTCCAAAGTCTTGAATTGATGTTTTTGTAAAATCATCAACTTTGCTTGCCATATCGCCAAACGTGGTATCTACTACGTTTTGAACCTCTGTTAATTGGCTCGCTAAATCAACTGCACCGCCTATTTTTCCAACAGCTCGCATGACCAACCAATAAGTTGCATAAAACTTACCGATAGTTGAAGCCAAGCCTCTAAATCCACTTCTTGTACTCTTAATCGACTTAGTTGTGTTTGAAAAGCCTGTTACAAGTGACCTACTGGCCGAACCAACTTTTGAGCCTTGTTGCGACAAATTAGCAAGTGCGTTAGTCATTTGAATAATGTTGTTGCTGACTCTCGGTGCGTTAGATAATGTTGTCATTACCTCTTTCAAGGCACTGCCAAGGTTTCTGATATTGTCCGCAGCATAACCGGCTGATTTTGAACCGAGCTTTGAGATTGAAGCTGTTAGCTGTGTAATCTCTGCTGATTGCTTTGAGATATTCGCAAAACCCGACAATTCTGTTGCCATGCTCTTTAAGGCACTTGCCGAGCTAACAAGTCTTGCAGTATCAAGGTTTCCAAGCTTTTCCATATTAGTTGCAATCTTGCTAAAGGTACGTGTGTCAATACTGCTCACGCTTCTAAGTGATGTTGCAAGTTGTGACATTCCACTCGCAAAATTGCTTATGCTTGCACCATTGAGGGAATTGAGAGTATCTCCAAGTCCTTGCAACTTACTTTGTAAATTGCCTATGGCTTTAATCGCTTGCTGTGCGCCCGACTTGATTTGAAGCTCAATGCTCTCTGCCATTTTCTCACCTCCCTGTAATAAAAAAGAGCTACCCTAAAGTAGCTCTCATGTATTTAGTCTTTGAGCAGATAGTATGTCGTAATCAATCCAACATATCCGTCTTGCTTAAGTCCTCTATTCTTTTGAAATACCATGACACATTTAGTGAGATAATCCGTCCACTTGCCGTAATCAGTATCAAGTTTGTAGAAATGATACTTGTCATGCAGAGTTTTTCTCAGCCACTTAAATGCTGTCGGGCAGTTATGTCTCTGACCGCTCCACAAATTGTGATTTTTAGCAAATCTCTGTGAATTAGCTCCAAACTTGCCATCTTCTTTAAGCTCGTCTGTGTCAAATCCGATGTTCATGGCATGTTGCCATTTTCTTACATCATCATTATCGAGGTAATATTCCTCGTTGCCTTTCCAAGCGTTATTCTTTACCGGAGTTACTATTGGTGTCGGAGTTGCTGTTGGCGCCGAGCTATTCTCTATTCCGTCACCCTTGTCAAGCTCAATATAGAGTAAGTTAGCGTCAGTGCTGTTATTCAGACCGCTACAAGTAAATGCGCTTGAATACTGCCAGCCATACAGAGGATGTTGAATAACAGGCTTCTTTGCGCTGTTAGGCTCATCGCCAATAGACATTCCCTTAGTTGACGGATAACGTGCTATCCAAAACGGACAGTTAATCTGATTTGCATATGGCGCAATGTACTGATTGTAAAAGCTAAGCCCTGTGTATACACCAAAGTTAAGCCCGGCACTCTTAATAACGCTCTGATATGTGTTGATAATATCAATAAGTGTCTGTCCAAGTCCTTGCTGGCACTTATCTTCAACATCTAACCAAACAAAGGTTTTTCTTCCGTTAAGTGTCTGAATAACCTTGTTTGCATCCGTTCTTGCCTTTTCTACTGTTGTAGCGTATGAGTAGTTATAAACACCTTGTATTGGCATTCCTACATCAGTGCAGCCTTTCCAGTTTTGCTCAAAGGTTTTATCCGGATTAAGGTCTCTACGGATTATTTTTAAGATAGCGAACTGTACACCAGCCCACTTAACCTTACTCCAATCAATATTCCCTTGATATGACGATACGTCAATTCCTTTATATGCCATTTTGTCACCTCATTAATCAGGACTTTCAGGTAATCCTGACTGTCTTAATGCGTTAATTCGTTGCTTCATCTCATAAACGGCAATTTCCTCATTAGACTCCTTGTATTTAGGCTCGTTATCTTTTGAATATTGCTCATTTAACGATTTTTCGATGTATTTTGCCCTTGCTTTGTTGCCGTTCAAAGCTCTGTCGATAGCTGTAAGAGTTGCGCTCAATCCGTATGTGCCCCACCAAGCCCACATGTTGGAGTCGGCTTCTTTTTGTGCAAGCATATAAGCCTTTGAATAAGGCTCTAAATCAGCCGGACAAGACATGTCTATGTCCTCAACGCTAAATCCATAGCCTTTAGTTGCCAAAAGCCAATATGGGCGGATTTCGTTACAATATACTTCCCATGTAAGTTCTTTTACTTCTTGATTGGTTTCTTCTTGGCTGTCTGTACCTCTTTCGCCAGCATCTTCGATAAAAAACTGTTTTTCTCCATTTCTGCTGACAAATCATTGTAGAGTGATTGTAAATCTCCACCCTCTTCATTCTCCGGGTCAAGGTAATCGTCAAGTAAATCGTATACCTTTACGAGCTGTTTCTCTTTTGCTTCTTTATTGTTAAAATCAAAGCCAAATTCGTCAGCATGAAATTTCTGTAAGCCTACAAGCAAAAACTCCGGTAAAAATTCAAGCATGTTGTCAATGACTTCAAGCCCCTCACCCTGTTGCTCCATTCCTACGAGCCTTGGAATAATTTTATTTTTAACTACCGGTGCATATCCGAATTTAACTGTGTATTCTTTTCCGTTTAATTTAATTTTCATTTTATCTTTCCCTTTCTCCCTAATTTATATAGGGAAAGAGGCAGTTTTAACACTGCCTCAATTACCTTGCTATATTGTTTCTTCAAGTTCGCTGTCAGCCGTGCTATCATCATAGCCAACCGCTACGGCTTTTTTCGATTGGCTCACCCTTTTTTTGTGAGTGTGATTGCTGTTGGATAGCCTTGGTCGTCCTCTGTTACCGCAACCTCGTAATTATCCTCAATCCACTTAGGCACTGTCTGAACTGATACAGTCGCAGTTCCTGTTAAGTGGTCATCGGAAGCCTCACCCGGAGCGAATGACTCTTGACCGATAAAAGCGCAGATACCCTCTGAACCTTTTCCGTCTGTACCATAGAGAATAATGAAGTCGAGCTTCTTGCCCTCGTTAGTTACCATCTCGTCTTTGTACTTTTTCTCAAAAGCTCCCTCAACTTCCATAGAACCGGCTGAACGTCTGCCCATTTCCTGTGTCTCTACTAAATCCTCAAGAGTTGAAGTATCTACCATGTTCTGCGAACCGAATGGTGAGGGAATTGATTTTGCTCTAAGTAAGAGCTTGTAAGTTCCAGCCCAGTAATCGCCACTTGTGGCGGATGCGGTTGGTGTCTTGTAAGCAATTCTACTTTTTAAACCTGTTGCCATTTTTATTACCTCCTAATTTTTTATAAAAAAATAAGAGCCTTTTGGCTCTTATAATCTATCATTCCAGTCGAATGACCGCCTAGCACGTAATGTTGCTGTCCATAATTTGCCGTTTTTTCTAGCGAATGGGGCTGGCACTAACTTGAATGACATAGCTTTGTACGCATTAGCCACTGTCTGTGCCACATTCAAGGCTTCTGAACGGCTTTTATTCGTTGTAACAATCACTTGTGCCGTAAATAACACTGTATTTATTCTTTCGCACTCTAAATCCTCATTCTGTTCAATGGGTTCGAGTGCTTGAACTAGCACTGTCGGGAAACTAGCCGCTGCACTGTCTGACTGTTCCTCTTGCGTGAATTTTAGCTTAGGATATCTATTTTTCAATTTTTTCTCACATCGAGTTTTTACAATCGCATATGTGAGATTTTCGAGGTCGTAAACCCATTGATTTTGACTCGCCACTTTATCACCTCAACTAAAATTTTTCCGTGCCGTTTTCATGATTTCATTTTCCATTTTTAAAAATGCGTGATACATCGGCATTGTAGGTGTAATGCCGTATGAATGATGTAATTCTCCGCTTTCGTCTCTCCAATACCAACCCTCACTATCGAATGCGTGCGTCTGCCCCGGGAAAGTTCCCTGACCGCCTCTTGTGTCATTAAAGTGTGGTTTAGCTTTCCAACCCGAGCCGTATTCAGCCATAAGCAAAGGCGATACATCAACTGTTTTGAGTCCGTCAGCCGTCTGCCATGTGCTTTGTATCTGCCCTGTTTCGGTAGCAAGCACAATAGCCGTACAGCCGTCTGTTGTATCTTTAATTTCGTAACTAAATGTAATATAGTGTCCGAAATTGCCTGTATTCGCTCGTGCTACGTCTATGCCGTTATTAGCAAGTTCTCCAACAAACGCTATGCACTTATCTTGTAAGCGGTCTTTGTATCTTTCAAGCTTGTCTATCGCATCTTGTATAGATTTTTCTGTCAGAGAAACGTCAATCTTCATAATTACACTTCTTTCACAACTGCTTTGAGCATGTATTTAACTGAATAGAGAGAGGGCTTGACTCCCACTATTGTAAAGTCTGCGGAAGTTGAATCAACTAATCCGTTTTCGTCCTTTGTAGGCTCGCTATCAAGCCAAATAACGTCACCTTTTTTAAAAGGGTATTCTCCTCTGTCTGTCAGCAAAACAGCATCAAAATCAGCCGTATTAAAGCCATATTCTTTGTTCTGTGCTTCTCCTCCGTCAAACGATATATTTGCCCAAAAATCAACAGGCTCCGAAAAGCCTGTTTCTTCATGCGTGTAATATATCTTCTCTCCGTCCTCCGTCTCATAAAACTTTAGATTTCCGTCCTCGTCTTTGTCATAGACTGTGACTGTTTGACCTTGAAGCGCGTATTTCATGGCTTGTTTATTAATGTCAAGCATTTTTCTTTATCTGCTTGTAAATCTGATTAACACCGGTACTTGCCATGCCTGACACAATGCCAACTGCTATTGCGTCAAGAATGTTGTTTGCCGGATAACCGGGAATTACAAACATTCCAACAATACCGAGTACTCCACCGGCTACACCTACGATAATAGGAATAATATTATCCTTAACCTGTGGTATCTGCTTTGAAGCATATCCGATTAAATAAGTAATTACCATAATGGCAACTACTGTAGGTACTTGTGTAAAGTCCATCAGTTTTTCCCTCCTTTACCTAAATGGATTTCCTCAATCTCATTTTTCATTTTCGTTACCATGCCATTACCGCCGAGTGCGTGGTATGCGTCATACATCTCGCAAAAATTCTGATACGCATATGATGGTATTTCGCCAAGCTTCATGTACTTATCATGGTATTCGATAAGCTGTACTCGTAAAAGTAGCATTGTACCTTTTCCGTTTGCTTGTCGTAGCTTCTTTTCCTCTTCAATGCGTTCATTTCTTTCTTTTGTGTCTATTGCTTTTTGCTTTTTCTGCTCTTGTAAAAGCCAAACAATATAACCCAAAAGTGCTGTCAGGACAATTGGCAAGGCAATAATGTATGTCTGATAGATTAAATTATTCATCTTACAGCCTTTCGTCTTTGGTAATTGGCACACCGCCCACCACCACTTAATGTGTACCGCCTGCTACCACTTTACCGACATCAGTAAAATGGTAACGCACAATCTTCTTTTGCTTATAGCACTTTGACAAAAGGAAAAACTGCGGCAAACAGCTTATCTCTGTCTTTCCATGTACGGCTCACTCCGCCCTCGCTCAATGCGCTCATGTAGTTCTCACCGGCTTGTGAATGGTCGTAGACAGCAAGATTGATAACGACATTTTCAAACTGCTTTAAATCGGCAGTTATATCATCATCAGTGAAAGTGTCCGGATAACACCTTTTTGCTTTTACATCTTCCGTGGCTTGTCTAATGAGCTGTTCAATGAGTGGGTTATCTTCTTTTTTATCGAATGCAACCACATCAGATGTTGTATAATCGTCGTTTGTGACAGTTTCGATATGATATTGTTTAAGTCTGATTTTGACTTGCTCTAATGTGGTGTATTCCATGCCAAGCTCCTTATAATCCAAACTTTTCAATTAACATTTTCTTCAAGTCGCTGCCATTTATTTCTGTGGCATTTTCAATACCATTTTCGCTCGCAAGCTTCTTTAGGTCGGCTGTTGACATTCTGTTAATTTCCGTCTTTGTGTATGGTATTTCAGGTGGGTTCATAAAATCAGAAGGCACCGAATTGCTATTGCTTTCCGGTACCTCGTCTCCGACTTTATACCACACTCCATCATGCTTTATAGAGTGCGTTGCTATCATAAGCCTTAATCCTCCTTAACTTTGAGAACCATAACGCTATCCATACCCTCGAATGTAGGTAATCCAATCATAGATACGATACAGTGAGTATTGATAGGATGATTTGTAGCATATGTGTATACAGATACACCGGTCTCAACAAGTGAGAGGTTTCCGTCTGTGATACTTCCACTTCTTTCCTCTGGAGTCTTACCGAATGTGTAATCGCCAAGGAATACTCCGGCAGACTGCGCAGATACAATGCCTGTTGGTACAAAGTACTGTGTCTGTCCTGACTCGTCAACGTAGAGCTTGTCGTATACTTCAATCTCGATACCATATCCTCTAAGGTATTCAGTAACCTGTCCTTGCTGTAATCTGATACCGCCATTGTAAGCAGTGATACCGAGTACCTGTTTCTTTGTATCCTCTGCCTTAAGTACCATTTCCCAAGTCTCTGTATTCATTGTGAAACGTGTAAGTGAGTAGCCTGTAGCCTTTGCAAAGTCTCTACGAGCTGTGATAAGGTCATCAAGTGGTGCGCATGTGGTAGGCTTATCCCATGCGCTTGTGCCGGTAATTGACTTAAAGTGCTTTTCCTTATGCTCTGCGCCATTGTCGGCTGTGTAATCAACGACATAGTTCTTATCGCCAAGTACAACTTTTACCTTTGGTACACCATCTGTAGGTGCAAGTAACTGCCAAATCTGTCTCTCCGGTACAACTAATGCACCCTCAATTAGCATCATTGGTTTCTTTGAGATTTCACGTAATACGTTATTGGCAAGGCTAGAGTTTTCAGAAGTTCTGTAATTGTCGTACTCCTGTTCCTCTTTCTCTGTTACCATATATCCCTCACGATAAAATGGCATTGAGTTCTGAATGTCAGAGAAGCCTCCAACGTCTCTTAACTCTGCCTGTGCGTCAAAGTTTGATGCTTTGAGTGATACCGGCAGTCCGTTCTTGCCCTTGATGAATCTAAGGTCGAGTGAGTCCTGTTTACGTGTTCCAAATTTCTGTCTGCCAAGATAAGGGGCAGTTCCTAATGTCTTTTTGTAGTTATCCCACATTACACCGAGGCTTCTCGCTGTAAATGCTTCTGCTAATGGTAATGCCATGTTCTTCTACCTCCTTTTAGACCTGACTTGCTTTTGATTCTGCAATCTTTGGTGCACCATAGAAAGTAACTCTAGGTGTTGCAGTTCTAGCTGCATCTGCGATTGAAAGAGACTTAACTTTCTCCCAATCAATAGTTCCCTGATATACATATGTTCCAGGTGCGTCACCCATTGTTACATCCACATCGTGTAACAGATAGCCCTTGCACTCTGCGTCATTGCTTGGGAATGGTGTACCAGCCGGTACAATCTTCATTCCGTTTCCATCTGCGCTTGTTACCATGGTCTGTGGTACAAGGCACGCTGCACCCTCATAAGGGAAAAATTTTAAAATTCCTTTACCTTGTGTAAAGTCTCTTACGATTGGCTTTCCCATCGTTCTACCTCCTGTTTTAAATTACATAACTGTTTTGACTTTCAGCACTTGCAACTGTACCGAATGAGATTTGTTCTGCATTGGCTACATCTGCCGGCTTTGAGTCGGGTTCATTATTGTTACCGCCATTGCTTGGATTCGGAGTATTATTGAGTGCGTTTTTCTCATACTCCGCTATCGCATTGGCTTTCATGTCGGAAATAATCTTGCCAAGTGATGTTGTATCAAAAGAGCCATCCTCTTTTACTACTGTTTTTGCCTGTTCTGCTGTAATTCCAAAATCTGACATAGCCTTCTCACGCAAGTCTCTGACGGCGTTATCTTTCTGTAGCTTGGCTATCTGCTGATTGGCTGTCTCTAAGGCTTTATTTGCCTTTTCAAGCTCCGTCATGTTGCCATTCTGTAGCTCATCAAGCTGTGTCTGTAGCTCGTCAGCTTTGTCGGCTTTCGCCTTATACTGATTGGCTTTCTCTTTCTCTCTTGCCATTTCCTCACCGCTCTTGTTAAGCAGATTTGTTATCTGCTCATCCGTTGCGTCCGGAAAAAGCTTCAATACATCATTTCTTGTCATTTCAATTACCTCCGTAACTCACGCTTTTGTTATCGCGGGTCGCTCCCGCCGAGTTTTTTCTGTTGTTTAACGCACAACTGCAAATTTTGTATAATAAAAAACGACTGCCATAATTGGCAATCGCTGATTATTTAAAATATCTAAGGGTACATCTGCACCCTGCTATTTCTTTTACTTGTGCCCCTAAAGAATGGTCTTTCGGAAACATCATAAGTGAGTTTCCAACTTCAAACGGCTCAAAAATATCAATTCTCTTTCTGTCAGCTTCTGCATGTGTAGGTCTGACATGTGAATCTTCTTTTGAGCGCCACTCTTTTGTTTTGTAACCTTGTTTCACCATATCAGTTTGCAATCTGTAATTGCCGACTGCATTAGCTTCATTCGCAGCTACATTTTTTGCTCGCTTCTGTGAAGTAAAATACTCTACTTTAACATTTTGTTCGGTAGCGTCAACTACCTCATTCACAATGTACCGGGCATAATCCGTAATATATGAGGGGGTTTTCTTTGCTTTACAGTACTGTGTGGCAATGCTCTCATATCTGATGATAAATTCTTTAGTGATAGTTGTTATTTCGGTTTCTTCCTTGCCGGATAACAAGGCAAATAACATAACAAAGATTTTTTCAAACTTTTCAGCAAGCTTTTTTCTATCTTTCTTTTCCTCGTCAGATAAATCCATCTCACCAAAATATGTATCATAATCTATGTCTTGTATTTCATTTTTGTTAAGTGCGTGGATTTCGTCTGCCATATCAAGCTCCAAAAAATTGACAGCCAATTATTCATCGGCTGTCTTATCATTGTTATTATTGTTAGGTGTAGCTGTTGTCGGCTGTTCTTCCGGGAATAACATTTCCATGCGCTTAGCGCTTTCAAGAGTAACTTGTTCAGGGTCGCTAAACATGTCAATCGTCTTAACAGCTCTCTTGTAATTGATACCGCACCTAAGTAATATTTCAAGCACCTCTGCCTTAACAAGCATGTTATCTAGCTTGTTGTGATTAATGTGTATCTCAACATCACTAGGCATAAGCGTAAAGCCCTTATTAATTCTCAGCCTGTTAAGAATAAGCCTAAGTGCCATTCTCTCTGATTTCTTGAGGATAGGCTCATTAATAGCCGTCCTAAGTCCGGCATCGTAATGTCCGTTTCTCAGTTCTACGGCAGAACCGGTGTCACCGCCTGTGTTGCCCTGACGATTTGCGAGACCTTGAATACTTAAAAATCTTTCAAAAAGGTCAGTAAAAACTACTTGCCCCTCTGTCTGATTAAGCTCGCTCGTCATTACATCAACATCAGCCTTGTTGTCTGAACCATTGTTAGATTTAACTACCAATGCTCCCTCTTGTCGCATTTTTCTGAATGTATCTATGTCAATCTCACAATTAACGAATTTCACCCATGCAGACACAAACTGCTCGACACCATTAATTCTGTCCGATGTAAGCACGTTAATAGCGTCTGTGATTGCAATAGTCATTTCGATGTCAGATAATCGCCTTGCATTGTTTGGGTATTCAATCACCGGAATTGCTCTGTTGCCGTTTGTTCCGCTTGCATAAATCTTGTTGTTGCGAATATCAAACCACTCGTTGTCGGTGAACACATAATAAATATCTGCTCCGTTCTCATCCTCTCCGATTTGGCAAGAGAATGCCGGACGTCCGTTTGAGTAATATACTACAAACGTATACATTGGATTTTCAGACGATAAATAAAAATCGCTCTCATCAAGCAACTGCCCTTGTCCATCGTCATTACCGATGAATCTGTAGCCGGTACCACATATGCTTCTCCAACGATGTATGTCTATGTCGCACTCCTGTTTGCTTTCTGAATCCATTGTGATGTTAAGCTGTGTGATTTCTTCTGACTTATGGTTATCAGTGCCACGCAGCACATATTGGATTGGCTCGGCACACATCTCTGCGGTTTTACGCTCAACAAGCTCATACGCAAGATTTACAGCAATCTTGTTATTGATTTCCGGACGATTTACCTTTTGTCGATACAAAATTGGTTGGTCACCACGATAGTATCTGTCAAGATACTCAATCTCAATAGCGTTTTGTTCGTGAATCACAAGTGCTTTATTCAGTTCTTCGATTATGTTGTTTTTTGTGATTTGCCTTTTACGTGTGAAAATAACTTGTCTGCCGTAATTATTTTGGCAGACGGCCGAAAAAGGTCTTACGTTTTTATGAGCATATCTATACATCAATAAAACCTCATGCCACTTGCAGAAGTTCTCTGTGGAACCTCTTTTATCTGAAATTCTCCTGTGCCAGCCCAAAACCATATCCATTTACGGCAGTGCGTACACATTACTTTGTGGTGTTTCTTATCATTTTTATTCACCCACGTTAATAGCTTTCCGCAACGAGGGCACATTACACTTCGTTTTCCTGTTGGTACAATATTCTGATTATTCATGTTGTCCTCGTTTCACTAAAAAGGGCACCCACAATCTGTGAGTGCCATTTCTAAAAGAGATTTTACGCAATGAACGAATTACGATTTTTTCATAGTTATATTATAACTGTCAATTTTTTAAGTGTATATATGCAATGATATGCAAAACTATGCACACTACTGCACATTTTCAAGATATTCTTTTCCGTAAAGCCTTTCAAACTCTTGCAAGGCTCTGCCGTGGATTGTAAATATTTTTCTTATGCTCCAATTTGTAGCCTGAGCGATTTCTTCAAAAGTGTTTTGATTGACATATCTCATTGAGAGTACGTGATAATAGTCGGTATTCTCCATACTATCAATTTGACTGATAATATGATTTCTTTTTCTCATAAATTCATCAACAAGTCTGTCTGTATCTTTTTCCAAGTCCACAATTTTAGTTACTGTACTGCCTAGCTTATCTTTGTCAGATGAAACATCAACCGCTTCTTTGTCCGTTGAAACAGTAACGCTACATGCTATTGTTTTAAGCCTGTATATTTCAGACAGCTTGTTTTGTATCATTTTATCTAATCTGCTAATTTGATTTAAGTAAGTTTTTGTATTCATTAATAAAGCCCTCCTCTGAACGGATTGTGTACTGCTTCAACCTTTGCTATCCGCTTTTCCCTAAAAATCATATCGCACAACTGTGCTGTAGAATCTACGCCATCATCATGTTTCATTTTGCCCTCATATGTGCAAGAAAGAACGTTTTGAAAATATTTCTTGTATTCCTTAGTTTGTCTTTCAAGTTTTATGAAATGCAGTTTTCTTATATCCGGCGCATGATTTTTAATTCTGTCCATTTTTGCAGTTTTGTTATCTGCCGGGTCATGGCTCGTCAATATCGGGTAGCAATCTTTCTTCCATACTTTCTCGCACTCCAAACGATAGGCAGATGTTGTTTTTGTTTCCTCAAAATGTACCTCTGCTGTTTTATTCGGGAATTTATCTAAGTGACTTTCCATTCTGCTTGTTACTTCGGGAATTGTTATATCCTTATCACCATCGTTATACACAACATCTACGATATAGTATTCCTTTTCAATCTCATAGCAAATCGGCATTGATACAAAGTCTCCACCGCCATATGCCGGGTCGTTTGCCGAAAAAATTCTATCAGGTCTTATTCCCTCAATTTCTGCCGGGTCAAAAAAGTTCATGTTATCAATATTGAACATCTGACCTTTTCTTTCTATCGGCTCTTGCTGATATTGAGCGAACCATGAAGCCATATCGTCATTATCTTCAAATGAAGCCATTCTACGCTTATAATCTAATGTGGAATATCCTAATTTGTAGGGATAATCAAAATTGCTCTCATTGTTTTCATTGAGTGCCGGAATTATAACCTCTCTATGACGTATGTTTTTATATTCAGGATTGTTTGCAAGCAATTCTAATCTGCGTCCTTGCACATCTTTCGGTGCCCATCTCGTGCCTATTCCAAGCAGCTTTGCTTTGCCGGGCTTAATTCTCGGCATAAAGTTATTATCAAACTTTCCCCAAACTGTAGCCTGTCTATCCTCGCTTAATGCTTCATCAATACCACTAAATAAATCGTCATATACTCCTAAGCCGTCACAGTCACATGCTCCGTTCAGTGTTCCGTATATAGAACGCATGGTAAATGTTGGGTATGTTTTTTTACGCAAGAAGTCTATTGTAAGGTCTTTTCCGTCTGTGATAGCTTTTTTCTCTACAATTTTAGGGTAAATATCTTTGTAGGTGTACGTTGGGTCATTTACCATTTCTAATGTTCCATCGTAGAATCCTCCGGTTATTTTGTCGGAATATGCCGAATATAGATTTGACCTCTCGGGTCTATTCGAGCCAAACCACAAATTACCCATTTTAACAATTTGAGTCTTTCCGATACGTCCAGGGCAGAATACCATGCCCTCATCAAGTTTGTCATCGTACAAATCTTGAATGAGTTGTGCCACTTTGCTTAACGGATTTCTTCTCGGCAAATAAAATCTTTCCCATGGTGGACGATTTTTTTCCATGTAAATCATAAAGCTCTCAAACTTATAGTGAGCTTCCATCAGAAATAAATCGAAATAGTGATTAACTAAGTCATATGGTGTAGTCTCATGCTTAAAATGGTAGTAATCCAAATCCCAAATCGTACCGCCTGTTTTAGCCGTGCAGAAGTCCTCTATAAGCTCTTTTGCTCTCTTAGTGAGCTGTAGTCCATACTCAATATCTTTCTCGCCGTTTATGGCTACACTGCAAGCGTCTACATAGGCATTAATTACTTGCTCGTCTTTCCCTTTATCCTCTATGTAGTTTTCATATCCGTTTACTGTGGAAATAAGGCTCTGACTAGCCATAAGAAAAGCACCTCCACTTTTAAAAAGCAAAGGTGCTTATAGACCTCTGCCTATAACTGTTTTAGGGTAGCGCCGTAAGTCACTTATACGGCGGTAATATATTACTCTGTTGTTTTAATCATTATCTCTTCAACGCTATGTTCGCTACAAATCATTGTGTAACTATATCACATCTTCAAAGTCTACAATATACAATCTTTGGCAACTATCTTTTACCCTTTCTCTTGCCTCTTCAATATTTTTACAAATCCATGATGGATAATTGCTAAATTCAGCATTTACTACCGCATACCTGTATTGTGGATAGTATCTTTCCTTAACTTCTTTAAGGGTTAAGTGTCCAGACTTTTTGTGCTTTGTGTTTCTGTTGTACTTTGTGTCGATAAGTTCTGAATAAAACTTGTAGTTTATAAAATTTATGATTTCGCATACGGCAAATATAATTACAATTACAATCGCTATAACAGTTTTTATCATGGTCATTCGTCCTTTCCACTATTTAGAGTAGTGACTAGTTCCATTTGTTAGCCGGTAAAATTTTTATTAGAATGTTGGCATTGCGTCAAAGCAAATAGGATTTGTTTTCTGTAAAAGCAGATTATAATTATCAATTACATCCCTCGCTTGAACTATATGCATTTTAATGCCATATCTATACGCTGTATCTTTTTCAATGCTACAGCCATTCCAATCATATGCTTCATCAATTCCGATAAATACATCAGCCTGCGCCAACTTCTTAAGGCTTTCACCTAAATACCACACAGCTTCTTTACTGTCTTTCGGTGGGTTATCCTCAATGTAGCTGTCGATAAGCTCTAATTCCTCGCCCTCGTATATTTCAGCAATCTTTTTCATCTTCTGAATACTTGCTTTGATTTCTTCCTCTGTTCTGCCCTTCATCGGCACACTTACAAATAACTTCTTCATGTTTTCAATCTCCTTTTCTATGTTTTATCAGCCTTTATCTTTCTAAGGTCAGCAACCAACTCTACTTGTTAGCCGGTAATTGTATTTACATTCTAGGGAAATAATAAAATTTCCATCCGTTTTTTATCTTTTGTTCTCTACACCAAGGCAAATACTCATTAAGCTTTCTATTAAAATCCATATTTGCACTGTATTCATCCCAAGCCTTTTGATTTATTTTGAGCCTTTTTCCTGTTATGATATGGTCAATTAGAAAATATACACCCAAGAATAAAAATGTGGCTCCTGCTATCGCAAACATTGCTATTATTTTCACTCCAATCACTCCTATTTTACAAACCACCAAATTTTGTATATTTTAACTCCACTGCCATTCCATTTCCTCTTCGCTAAGATATTTATGTCTCACTCTGTACCTGTCAATATCTTCTTCTGCAAATGTAATTATACTGTTTGCAAGTCTTACATAAACTTCGTATTCGTATTTTCCGTCTGATTTTTCCCACGTTTTGCAGATAACTCCTATGTCCGACTTGTTTACAACAACAATATCTCCAAAAAGAAATCTAGGTTTATTCATCTTTGCTGTCCTCCACAATCCCATCAATTATTGCTCTTTCGACGTTTTTTCTAAGCCACTCCGGGATTGAATCATCTTTGCTTATACATGGTGCCTTTGTTAAATAGCCACCGGATATATCACCGCAAAGCATTGTGTTCTGATATTCCATAATCTCGCTACTTCTCCTCACTATTCGCTAATGACTTTGTTTCCTCTAGGATTTTCATTGCTAACGCGCTTGAAAATTCACAATTATTTTTCGGGTATCTGCCTAGAATTGATTTTGCATACTCATTGACTGCATCGACTGAAATATCAATGCCAATAGTCATATCATGAAATTCGGATGTTTCTATAGGCTCGCCATTTCTACCGCCTATTTCGTGTGATTGTGCTTCTCTAAGTGCTTCACGCTCTATTGATTTAATTACTTCTGCCATGCTCATTTCTCAAATGCTCTCCTTAAATCCTTGCAACTATGTGTTCTTTTGCAAAATCTTTTTTAGCTTCATCGTAGATAACTGAACCATTTTTAGCAGTTTTCAATCTATCAAATTCGCAAGTAACATTTATACCATCTTTGTTACTGCATTCTGCATGATAATCAATGACACATACTTTCTTCTGCCATTTCCCATTGGCATAAATCTTTGTGTAACCGCCAGCTCTTGTTTTAATGATTATTTTACTTCTTGATTTCTTCATTGCTCATAAACCTCTCAAATTCTTCCATGCATTTATAGCACAATTCGTATGTGGTATTAAAAATGCCGTTCTTTGTAACCGAATTTCCACACAGTATTCCTTTTTTAATTTCCACACCGCACCTGTCACAAGTGTGCCATTCTTTTTGATGTTTCATTCTTCCACCGCCTATTAAACCAACCCTAGCATACATAAAATATCAAGCCCCGATATTCTCTCTGCACCCTTTCTTGTGTGCATAAGAATTTCTTTAAGCCTTTCATTTTCTGCATTGCTGTATTTATCTTTGTTATATGCTTCTGAAAAACAATAATATTTGCAATATCCGTAGCCCACACCAAGCATGTTCCCATGAATACTCTTTCCGACAATATCATAATATTTTGGCACTTTTAAAATATCGTGTTCTTCATCTAGGGTACATTCCTTTTGCTCTGCTTTTAGCTTTGATTGAAGATATTTCAGAAAACTTTGTATATCCTGTTCTGATTTTGAAATATATAAAATAGTTTCTGTCATTCTTCCACCAACTTTCTAAGCACCATACATAAACATATTTCCAAAATGCGAATCATTTAGTGCTTTTTCTAATTCGTCTTTGTACCTAAATGGACTTAAAGGGCTTTTTATTTCTTCCCTCAATATAGATGACATATTGTCCATCAAAATGCCTTGTGTAGCACTCGCAAGATTTTGTGGTGGCAAATCCATTAAAGCGCATAACTCCATTCTTTTATGGTCACATTTTTCAGATTTAGGGCAACTTTTACATTTTTCTGCTAATTTACTTAAAGGTTCCGCCATTACTACACCAACTTTCTACCGCAGATAGGGCAATAATTGATTGCTATTTGATTTTTATGTTTTTTGCCTGTGTCTCTATCAATAGCAATAACTGCATCTGCTGTAAGGCATATAATACTGCCATCGTCATTTAGTATTATGTCTCGTTTTCCGCTTTTGCAAAATTCACACATACTTAGTCCTCTCTCAATTTTTCACCGCACATAGGACAATAATTAATCTTTACAGCCTTAGTCATGCCTAAAGGCTTTATATGTTCGTTGTCAAGACAAGCAAATATATTTAGTGTGCTGTCCTCAATGTCGACATATGTCTGTATTCCGGTATAGTAGCCCTCGTTGTATTTGCTTTCTTTTCTTTCGGACAGTTCTTTTACCTCAAACTCTAAATTACGTTCATTCCATTTCTTTTCGCAAAATTCACACATGCTTCTCATTTCTCCTTTGCCTTAAACAGTGTGTCGGGAAACGGAATGCCTAAAAAATGCATATTCGCGTACTTCCTAAATGTCGGCACGCTCATACCGGCTATCTTTGCAGCTTGCGCCTGTGAGCATCTGCCATATGCGTATTCCATCAATCCCTCTCGGAATGATTCAATATTTCGTGTCTTAACTCCTTTTGCCATATTTATACCTCCGTTTAATATTCAATAATGCCTTGTGCCAACTGTAGCAGATAGTCGCTTTTAGCAAAATGTGTTATCGAGTAGTTAGTTTCTCTTCTATGTGTTCGTCTGAAATGCTCGTTAACCATTCTATCAAGCCCAGTAAGCCCTGTTTCGTCTGCTAGGTAAACATCTGTCCACTCAAAGTGATTATGCTCCGTATCGGTCACATTAGAAAGTGACAGGCATACATTAGTCAGAGTTTTATCGGTCAAGATTGGGTGAACCTTTGCAAAATATGTTTCATACAGGTTCATGTATCTACTAAATGCGTTTTTGACTACTTCTCCGACTGTCTTGTTTTCAATACTGTTGTCGCAGATTTCAGAAAATCTATTGAGCATATCATCTTTCTTTGCTTGCATATCCTTTCGGGTAACCCTTGCCGTCTGTTTCTCGGAAACAGATGTATGTACCCCTCCATCAATGTTAGTTGATGTATGTACCTTTTCAGTATTTAATCTTTCAGTACTTTGTTTATTAGTATTTAATTCATCAGTACTTAATCCATTAGTATTTAATTGTCCGTGGATTTCTACCTGTTGACGTTCAACCCCTAGATTTTCTGTATCTTGTTTTTCTATTTTCTGTTTATATGGTTCTTCGTAAACCTCATAGGTGTACTTTATTCTTCCACCATTGCTTTTTGTTGGATTTTCTTTAGTAACCACAACATAATTATTATCCTTTAATTCATTTAAAGCCGATTTAACGGCTGTTTCATTCTCTTTGCATATTGCAACTAACCCAGCTATTGAATAATCCCAATTATCGGGTAATGAAAGCATTACGGACAATAGTCCTTTTGCTTTCAGGCTTAAACTCTTATCCCTTAAATGAGTATTACTCATAACTGTGTAATTTTTTGTTTTGTGCACTCTAATTGTTGCCATAATCGAATACCTCCGCTTGATATTATTTATGTATGCCTGTGATACACACTCCGCTTGATTGATAAAACAACAAACAGGCACAGCGGAAGTGCTTTTCGCTTCGTCAAGCTAGTTTGTTGTAATCGGATAGACAGGACTCGAACCTGTGACTCCCTCAATTACTGCTATTGCAGTGGTTGTTCTTCCAACTGAACTACTATCCGAAAAGGCAAGATACACTCCGTCAAAAGGCTCATCAAAACACATTACAGAATTTTGAAGTGTCTCACCCCATTGCTTTCAGTCGCGCGTACCTACTAGCAACTTGTTTTTGTGTGTTTTATTTTTACTTCGTCTTACTGTACCGTGCTAACACGTACAGGCCCGTCTTGCTCCACTGCTTTAATTTAAAAACATGTCAGCGTTACGCAACCGCTATTCAAGATATAACAGCTCGCACTAAACCGACATATGATTGATGTGGTGTGGATTTGAACCACACATGATTGTCGCGACTCTCGTCATCTAAGTTGCCGGTTTCAACGAATTATCTTACGGCAATAGCGTTTACCCATTCCGCCACACATCAACAAGGCGAAAGTCAGATTTGAACTGACGGTCACAGATTTGCGGTCTGTTGCCTTTTACCACTTGGCTATTTCGCCATATATAACAGCCGTAGCGTGACTGTTATACTGAAACTGTTTTTGTCGCTACCTTTGTACAGCTTCTACGGACTTTTTATACCGCTTACGGCGAGGCTATTATAGCCTGTCGTAAGTTAGCGCCGACATCGTGAATCGAACACGAACAACATTTCTGTTGGATAGCTTAGCAAGCTATTGGAATACCTTTATCCCATATCGGCACGCGCCGTGGCAACACTGATTGTCACCACGAATAGCCTTTTGTACTTCAAGGCTACGTAGTGCTATTAACACTACTAAATCGGCAAGGTTGGGAATCGAACCCACGACCAATCAATTGTTAGCTGACTGCTCTACCACTGAGCCACATGCCGTTAATGAGGGTGAAGTCTAAGGAGTGGCAACACCCTCCGGAGATATAAATTTGTATGTGCTGTAGGAAAAGAACTAACGAAACCTACAGCAAAGGACATGTGAGGAATTGCACCTCACCTAAGACTCATATGATTTGAGTTGCCCTAGTTTAACAATTAATTAAAGGGGGTATATATGTCTACTCGGCCTATTACAGATGTCTTTACGACAGGTTGGTTTCCACGCTCGTGTATTGTGGGATTATACACGATTAAACCCTCACGAGCCTTGTGACGGCTCTTAACAGCTTTCCACTATGAGGGTGAAAGGAACTACTAAGTCCAATGTCGGGGGAACCAAGTAAAACCCCGAACAGGGCATGTTGGATTTGAACCAACGTATGCAGCAGTCAAAGTGCTGTGCCTTACCGCTTGGCGAATGCCCTATTTATTGCCGCATGAAAGCTATGGCAAGTATCTGACCGAGCATTACCGCAGCGCCGAAAAGTCTCGAGCTAACTGTCTCTTTTTCGTTTAATGTGGCACTTGTCATTCCAAGCGCAATTAATGTCAGCCATACTGTTGTTGCAATTTTTAGTACAAACATGATTTACACCTCAAAATCTAATTATCTTCATTTTCTTTCAATACCGACTCAGCTATGCACGCAAGAACTAAAAACACTATTGAGACTACCATTGAGCATCGGTCAGCAAAGAGTATTCCATAAAGTAAACAGAATAAAATTATCCATGTATACAGGCCCTTAAAAAACATTGGCATAAATTTATAAACAATCTTGTCGAAAATCTTCCATTTGCGCTTAGACTTAAGCTCGTGAGCCTTATCCATGTACCACTCTGCCTTGCTCATATCCTCAGCCACAGAACCTTTATGCCCGGCACGATATTCATACTTGCATGCAGTAATCTCACACCATTTAGCCACATCCTTAAGTCCGTAAATGTCAATCATTTCATCAATGCACTCTTTTCGGTCAGGCAGATTGTAGTGGCTAGGGTGATTTACCATATCGGAATTAATTTTGCTAGATTCAAATCCTGTTAATTTCATCACTGTTAGCTCCTTTACTGTTATATATTATATATAACTAATATTTTATCGTAGTTGTATGTATATATATTATTATTGTGTATGTTGTTTAATTAATATATAACTTATGTTATAATAATAAATACTGCTTGGTGCGGTTGAGGTATGGGTAAAGGCCTTTTTGTTTTGGCGGATATTTTGGGGGCTAAGTGGGGCGATTTTCCGCTTTTCATATACACCCCCCAGGGCACCCAATGCGCAGCCGTTCAGCTCTCAACCATCAAGCATTTTAAATTGTATCTATTGCATATACAATTCATCTATACCCTTTCAACTCTTCGCTAAACAACTGTTTTCTGCATAGTTGTAATAATTCGATAGCCCTCAAAGCCTTGTAAATCAAGGGATTAGAATTGTATCTGTTGTATATACAATTACTTGGCATTATCAACCATGTTATCACTCGATAACGCTTTAATAGTCTGACTATTTGCACCGCCCAATTGTGGTAATTCGTTGGCGGTTAGTGCTCGTGCTTGCGTAGCCTCATAGCCAATACCCGGCTGATTCATGCCAAACTCATTATTTCCAACGAACATAGCACCGACAGGGGATTTATTATCGTATGCCCTGTCTTTAATGCAATCTTTGCGGATTCCTTGCAATTTTTCCCAAATCTCATAACTTTTAGGACTTGACTCTTTGTTTAATCTCCAGTTATCTATAACACCACAATCAATATTACACCAATTACTAAATGCTACAGTACTACATAGTTTATTATATACATCACTAATATATATATATTCATCACATATATTATTTAATATATTATAATTATATCTGTTATAGTTAGTTAACATACATGTATTATCATATAACTGTTTATCTTTTAATATACTGTTATCATTAAATATAATCTCTCCGACTCTTTTGCAGACGGCTTTCCAAGGCCTTTGGCCCTCGCTTTTTAAGTCCTCAATTTGCAATTCCTGACAAGCCTGATCTATAGCTCTCTCGAAGTCCTCCCGATAAAGCTGGAAAGTGCCAAAATCGGCAATTAAATGTTTAGTTATATTTCCTTTAATTTTTTCCATTTTAGCACCTCAAAATCATAAAATAAAAAAGCCCGCACCGCTTGGAGTAATTCCAAACGATACGAGCTAGCCGGCATTCGCTTATTAATTAAATTTAAGATAATAATAATCAAATCTACTTATTTTGTCAATATACTGATTATTGGATATATAACAATAACTGTATTGATTAATATATACCACATCACACATATATATATTAATTATATTATATAAAAATAAAAAAGCCGATCACAAAAACCGACTTTTTGAAAACGATATTTAATTTTTAATCTCTAAAAGGACTAAATTTACTTGTATCGTGGCTCTTAATAATCCGGATTGCTTCGCTTCTTGCAAAATCGTTATTTAAGAGCTTCGCGCAATACTCAAAATTGCCTAGCTTGTAAATCTTTGCTATTTCTTCTCCGTCCTTGGTGTAGGTTGCCACGGCTTGCACCTCTTCGAAAGTCTTGCCGTTTCTTTTTGCCTTTACATTCTCAATATCAAAGCTAATCCAAAAATTATCGACTTTAATTCTATTAATATTCATACTCTTTATACCTCCAATTTTAAAAATCTACTTGACTACCTTCTAGGATTTCATCGTTGATTAAATCCCACTTCGCAAAGTAGCCGGTTTTTCCTTGACTTGTTAGCTCCTTAATTCTTTTATTTACTTCTTTTTTGGTGTTATAAATTTCTTCGTTGTTACCGGAGATAACAATATAATCATAACTTTTCATTTTTCCCACCTCATTAATTAAACTGTTTATTTGCTACGACATAACTATAACATTTTGTGCCTTGTATGTCAATTACTTTTTTGTGCCTTATTTTAATATTTTTTCTTCACGCTCTAATTTTTCCGCTACAGCCAATTTAATAAAATCGTTAGCGCTGTATTTTAGGGCTTTAATTCGGTCTTTTGTGCCTTTTGCAAAGCGACAGTTTACACGCTCAAATTTATCATCATATTTATAATTGGCTTTTCTGCGTGCTTCCGTGGTCTTATATTCCATATGTTTTGCACCTCTTTCGTTTATATAGTTACATTCATTATATATTTTTGTGCCTTGCAAGTCAAGCAATAATTATTGCTTCTATATAATAGCGTTTTAAATAATTTTGTGCCTTGTATATATTGTATAATAGTTTTACTTTTTTGTGCCTTACATTTTGTGTATTTTGTCTATTGTTTTGTGCCTTACATTTTGATATACTTTAGTCAAGTCGAAAGGCAAGGAACAAAATAAAAAAGCTCATCGCGCAGCCGGCCAAAGTTACACGATGAGCACCAAACAAAAAATAATAATTGAAAGGTGACTGTATTATATCACAGTCAAAAGGAAAAAGAAAATGAAAAAATTATCACACAAGGAAATTTGCAGAATGGGCGAAATGATGGACGGCATCAAATTAAATTGTAATATATACACATTTGAAAATGCAGAGAACTATATTTCACGGCTGGAGCCGTTCGACGAAAAAAGTGGCGTTTGCTGTCACAAAGTCAATGAGATTATACAGGAAATCAAAAAAGAGTTCCCTGACGCTAAAGGGTGCCAAGTTGACTCTAAATACTATGCTGCCGGAATTTACGGATGTATTGGCAGGCTTTCAAAAGTTACCGTATTAGATAGCGAATGGAATAACAGTGGGAAAAGCTTTTATATTTATTTTTAAGCCGAAACGCTCCAACGTGGAGCGTCCACCGCGGAACGGTCTCCCGGTGCTGATGATGGCAGACCAGAAAGGGCGTAAAAATGAGATATTGTGGACGACAGAAAAACGGAAAAGCGTTGCTATTAACGGACGATGAAATTATAAATAACGCACTTGAACAGGAAAAAAGCGGAATAAAACCGCATTATGCTTTTTATGATTATAAGAACCATGAAAAAATGACTCCGGCTGGCTGGCTTGTATGGTCTTTAAGTGATGGCGGTTGTGGTGTAGTTTACCGCCGTAAAGATAGAAAAATGATTATTACAACCGGTTTACAAGGTGATTTTTGTTATTGTTAGGGGGTGCAGTTATGAGAGATTTAATCGAGCTTTTAAAGGCTTTTAGCCTTTTTATATCATGCCTTGTTATTGGTTATGGTGGTTTGTTTTTATTTTTTTATTAAATAGCTAATATCAAGGGATTTTTAAGCCGGTTCGATTCCGGCTATTAGCTTTATATATAAGGCTTTTCGGGTCTTATATTATAAATTTAATTATTTTATTCATTGGTGCTTTTATACGGCTTTACGGCTGTATATATTGCACTCCGTCCGCGCGTCCGGTAAATAATCGCGTCAAGAGGTTTTATAAATACCTTTATATTTATATCAGGCTCAAGAGGTGCAACGCCTGAACAAATAATTGTGCGCCCTTTATAGGTGCTTTGCGTTACCACCTAATAAAAACAGATTAACGCACGTATGAACCGCGAAAAGGTCAAAAAGTAACCTATAAACCACGCACTAAAACAGAAAAGAGGGTTAATGAATGGACAACGAGCTAAACAGTCTTGACGCTGTAGAGTGTGAAATAAAAGCGCGCTACAACGGCAAATATCAAAGCGCGCCGGAATATCAGACAAGCGAACGAGAGACACGCAAAGCAATAACCAATATTTTTAGAGCTGTCGCAGAGTCGGGCACGTGTGACGATATTACCGCGCTTATAAGTGGCAAGGAATACCGCCGGACGGCTTTTGATAACTACCTAAACCACAAAAACTATATAAGCCCAATAATTAAGGCTTGTTATAGATAGGGGGCGTATTATGTCTAATTATGAGTATTTAGGGAAAAAAGAAATATATAAGCGCGTCAAGGCGCTAGGCTATGAAGTATCGAAAATAAGTGACTTTGATTATATTAAATATGATTGCATAGAATGGATGGAGTCACACGAGTTAAAAATAACAGTTCAAAGGTCCGGTGAATGGTTGCAAGTCGTAGAAAAGCACGCACACGTTCACCCGGTCACATTGTTTTGTGACTATCAGGCCGGAAAATATATCACGCGTTACCATTAGGGATATTTTATATCCCTTTTTGTTGTACATTGACAAATTAACAAAACCGGTTTATGATTTTATGATATACACATTTAAAGCCGTGTATTTGACGCTTTAAGGGCTTTTAAACGTGTTAGCGTGGATTTTATCAAGTGTGCTATAATAAGCCACAAAACGAGCCGTTTACAATGCCTGAAAATATAATTATAGCATTGCAAGCCGTCAAGCCGTGGCAAGTTGTGCCGGGTGTGAGTTGTTACAAGTCAGGCACACCAACTCACGTAAAATGTTTGAATTTTCAGAAAACTTTACTCAATTAAAGTGTGGTGCGAGTTCTTTGCAAGTTCTCGACAAGTTTTTGTAAAATTTCGCAAACGGATTTTTGAAATTGGAAAAGTCAAAGGCACGGGGGGTATCAAAAATTCTTGACAAAATTTTTAGGAATTTTGAATTGCTAAAAAATAAATGCTCTTGGCACTGTAATCACTCTCTCCTAGTTTCTCAATCAATTTCTGCCGTGTCATTTCCGGGTTAGTCCGGTGTATGTATTCTAATAGTCTGTCTATTCTATCCATATTTCTGCTCCAATAAATTAAATATTTTGTCAGCCGTGTATACAATATTCCGTCCGTACAAGCTCATAAAGTCTGCGATTATTTCTTCTGTTTCTATGTCAATGTCACAGCCGTATGAGAACGAGTACACATGCACTAACTCATGGCATAGTATCTTGTCGGCCATGTAATCAGACACATTATCAGCTATCGTCACTGTCTTGGTTGTGTTGTCGGTTACTCCTAGGCTTATTGTGCCGTCAGACCGCCTTAATTCGCTTGATGTGGGCTTTTTAAATTGTATGTGCCACAATGTATCATTAACCCTTATATCCATGCTTATACCCTCTAAAAATGGCTATGAGCATTACTACCCATAGCCTTAATAATTACAGTTTTGATGCAAGATTGCTCATCTTGGTGCGCAAAAGGTTGCGTTCATCGGGTGTCATGTCATTTAAAAGCTCCGATATATCTCCGCTCAATTCACGGATATACATGTCAAGAGCTTTCATTTTATGCTCTTTGTCCTCTGTAGAAGCTCCTTTGTGCATTTCCTTTGTCTCGGTATAATGTCTCTTTGCTCTGTCATAATTGCTTTCACTCACATGTGGTGCAATCGGTTCAGAATAGTACATCTTACCTTGGCTCTTATCCATGTCACGCATATACTCCATGTCGTTGTAGTTTACCGGCATATGATAATATGGTGGCTCTTCATATCCTCTACGTGTTCCACGGCCTTTAGGGGCAAATCTGCCATTTGCATAGCGATATTGGTCGTAATATCTTCTACCACTTTCTTCGCCATATTCTGCCTTAAGGCTTCTTAGGAGTTCTTTGTCGTACTCTTCTTCCTCTTCATCAGCCTTTTTCATAGCCTTGGAAATTATTGAATGATACTCAGCTTCTGCAAGGTCTTTTATCATATCTACGACCTGTCCCATCTCGGAAGTGTCAACATTCTCAACGCCCTTTTCAAGCTCGTTGACAGCTTTCTCTGTAAGACACTCCTGCATTTTGTGTATTCTTTCAACGTGCATACTCTCGCCCCCTAACCAATTCGATTTACTGTGATGTTAGCATTTGCAACACTGATAGCCTGTGCAGATGTATTCTTGACAGAAATTGCCTGACAGCATCCGCAAGGAAGCCATACATCTGTTGCCATAGACACATTGTTAAATGCTTCAACTGCTGTTGGTGTAGAGATTGCCAGTGTAGATAAGTCCGGCTCGCCCTCGACAGCAATAGCTAATGAAATTGCTCCTGCGGTTCCGCCTGTAGGAACTGCAATATTTCCGTTAAATTCTACTCTGTACTTTGCTTTGCAAGTGTTGGTAGCGCCTTTAAGGTTAATTAATCCGCTTCCTGTTCTGTGTGAAATATATCCTTTATTGCATACAGACGTTGGCGCATCTGTAAATAATACATTTCCGTTTACTGCAACTGTCTGTGTTGCAACATTTGAAAATTCAGCCATTTTTATTACCTCTCTTTCATAAAATAAAAAACCACCAACCGATATTAGTTGATGGTTTCTAAATTTGATTATGCACAATAACTCATAGCATATTTCTTGACGATATTTTCAAAAATAGCTTTAAGTTGTGGTTTTTCAAAGATAATAGCAATTTTTGTTGTCTCATTCTTAATTGCTGTTTTGGTATTGCCCGCTTTCTCCATGCGCTTTTTCTTATTGTCCTGCAATCTCTTTAAGCTACAATGTGCAGTGGTTTCCAATTCTCCGTAGAGTTGATTGTAAAGTATCTGATAGTCAATTTTGCTCTTGATTGAAATTTCACGCACCCTTGCATTGATTTCAGCTTTCCAATCTCCGATAGGCTGTGTAAATATCTCTTTCATATTGTCAACAGTCTGCTCAACTTTATTTATCTGCTCCGCCTGTCGTTTCTGTTCAAGTTGTTGCTGTGCTACTGACTGAAAGATTGTGTTGAACATTTTAAGCTCGGGTGACAATTGGGATATATCAATAGCTTTTTGCTTTACTCTTTCCTCTACAGTTGTAAAATATTCCCTTGCCTGTTCCGCTTTCTCTGAATTACCTTTAACAGATAACTTCTTGGCAAAATGAGCAGTGAGCTTGTAATCTACCGCTTTGTTACCCTCGACATCAATGTCGAACCCCCAATAATCCTCATTTTCTGTAGCAAACTCATTATCTGTAATATTAGTTTTTGCCCACCTTGAAAACTGCCCTTGTGCCAGCCCTAAAAAGTCATACAACTTTCTAGCTGTTGTCATACCCTCGCTATCAATGTTAAGTGCAACTTCAATAGGTGTTCTCATATCTATTACATTGTTAATCGCATTCATTATGCCACACCGCCTCTCTCTGCCATTAAGTGTTTCAGCAACAGTTTCTCCATATCGCCTGTCATTGTCTTTACTCCCTCCGTTGCGGTCGGATTTTCGTCTAATAACTTACCATATACAAAACAGTTCAGATAGTTTAGTGTGCTATAATCTCCTGTTTCCAATAGATTGTCTACCATATTGCAGATGTTGTCGTGTACTCCATTCAGAAAATACCAATGCTTATCTATAGACTTCTGATACACCTTTTCGGCATACTTCCTTATTTCCTCTAGCTCAATGCTCGTTGGCATACGGTCTAATATCTTGATAATGTCATCCTTGACTTTTAATGTGTCATACTCACATCTAAGGCCATCTAGCTCCCTTTTAAGCTCTGCCTTTGTCATTTCATCAATACTCTTGCGTTCTAATTCCATAATATCTTATCCTTTCAAAAAATACTTGATTTTCCGAAAGAAACTGATAGAATAGATTTATCAATCTCTTTCGGATTGGTGCTTTTAAAGTGTTGTGTTCGTTGGTAGCGGTGCAACACTTTATTTTTTTTGACTTCTTATCTTTTCAATGCCAATTCTGATTAGTTCTAGTATTGAATAACCACTTTCAGAAGAAAAGTCCATAATTTCTTTTTTCTCTTGTTTTGTTACTCTTACATAAATCCTATCATTCATTGGATTTTCAGATTTAGGTCTGCCTGTGCGTGGAGACATTTTAAACACCTCACTTTCTGTCCGCACATTTAATATATAATAGTACGCACAAAAAGTCAACCCCAAAATTCAAGTTTTTTAGAAAAATCAAATCTACAAATCATCAACTAATATTCGGTTTTCAATGTGCAAAAGGGCAAACATTATAGTCTGCCCTTTATCTTCCCGACATTTGTGTCGGTAACATCAAGTAATACTGCTTAGCAGACATAATCTCGACTAACTCTCGACTAAACTTGGACCAATCCTCGACTAAAAACGATTTTTAATCGGTTTAGATTGAGTTAAACTCAATTAAGATACTCAATTATTCATTTTGCGTAGCTGCTACTTTTAGCAGCCACAGCCGGCGTTGCATCCGCATCCATATGCATAAGCATTTGGGTTAGGTACTGTGTATGCCGGGATTGGTGCCGGATTTACAGCGTTGATAATCTGCTGTGTCTGAGCTGCCATCTGAGTTGTAAGTAATGCACTCTGTCTATCCTGTGAAGCTGCTCTGCGAAGGTCGTTATTTTCTGCCTGTAAGCTAGAGATTTTTTCATTGCAGAGATAATCAAGAATGGCCCTCGTTCCCGCCTGCTGGCTGTCGATGATGTCTCTTGTGTTGCTATTCATGGTGTTTTGCAAAGCACAAGTGTTAGTTGCCATGTTGTAGTTTATGCCTTGGATGGCCTCTCTCGTCTCGCAGCAGCAATTAGCAAGCTGTGACTGTAAAGCGTTGGTATTCTGCATATTAGCAACTGTGTCAGCGTTTACTGCCTGTTGTATGCCATAGCCGGTCTGCATGATATTTGTGTTAATACCATTAAAACCTGTGAGCATACTGTTGTTCATAGCATAAAAGCCGTCACAAAGTCCGTTGGAAATGCCGTCTAACTTGCTGATAACCGCCTGATTGTCAAATCCTCTCTGAATTTCACTGCCGACACCGCCATTAGCGCCACCGAAACCACCGAAGCCGTTACCCCAGCCACCGAATATCGCAAATACTACGATAAGGAACCAAAGCCACGAGCCATCATTCCAGTTATTTCCGTTGTTTCCGTCCAAATTCGCCACGATAGGGACGCTTGGACAATTTCCTGTGTTGAACATCTGTTTTACCTCCAAAATTTATTTCATAAAGAGCCGTGCGCACGTTCTCTCATATGCTATATCCCAAAATTACCTCTAATCTGCTTCATTACATCATCAGGATTAATACCCTTTTCCTTGCATAGGTTTCTCGCCATTTGCTCAATTCCCTTGCTGTTTCCGCTTTGAGCCATGCTCATTGCGTTCTTAATCATCGGATTTCCCATTACACGATTATTGCTCATTATCTGTTGCATTATTCCCATTACATTCATGCTTTTTCACCCTCCTTTTGTGTTCGTGGAGTTTTTCTTTGTGCCCCTAAAGATAATTGCTCAATTTTCTCTGACAGTTCGTTGAGTTTTGCCATAATACCCTCTGTGGCTTTCTCTGATAGGTCAAATTCAAGTTTTTCCGTGTCGCCTGATAAAATGTCTGTCTTGCCATTTAGAGCCGGTTTAAAAGTCAATGTGCGTATTGTTCCGTCAGTATTCCAACTCTTAGCATATATTTCTGTTAAATCCTGTTTTGGGAAAAATGCTACACTGCCATCCATCGGCACCTCGTTGGGATTAATAGTCTCAACCGCCTGTACTACTCTGCCACTTATGCCTTGTGTTGGCTCAGGCTGTTGGTATCTCTGATAGCTCGCCATTGGGTTGTACTGATACGCTCCATAATTAGGTGTATAATTCATCATTGGTTGCTGATACGGCATGTTCATTTTCTCTTTCCTCCAAGACCTCTTCGATTGCTTTAATGACAAGGGATAATGTCATTAAGTCGATTTTTTGTAACTCACTTTTTGCAAATATTTGTTCTCTTACTTCATCGTCAAACATAACATCATCTCCTTATGCCTAAATTGTGGCATAAAAAAAGAGAAGAGCATTTCCATGTTCTTCTCTAATTATTGTCATGCCATTTTCTAAGTGTGGCTCTCTATGCGGTCTAATTCGGCTGTTACGGCTTGTGAGACAAACGAGCTTACGGATTTACCTGTGAGCGCTTTAATTCGTTCCTTAGTGCCTTTAGGTAGCAATATAGAGGTTCTATCAAATTTAGCGTCATACTTCTTAATTGCCTTTTCCGTATATGTTGGTATCTTCGACATAAATATCTCCTTTCTATTTCCATTTTCACATTCAAGATATGTATCAGCTTGTATATGAGCTTCCGCAATTTCAATTTCTAATTGCTCATATATACTATATACATTTGTAACTGTTTGAGGTGAAAAAATTGTTTCATTTCATTCGCTAAGGCTTGAATTTTATTCATGAACATTTCTCTTCTTTCGAATTTTCATAATTTTGAGTAGATGTATTCCGAACAGTAATTGCTTGGTCAGGTTGAATTAAACTCTCAAGATTTTTTCTTAGAAATCTCCATTCTCTTCCAAATTTTGTTCCCTTTAATCGTCCGCTTTTAATCATGTTATAAACCGTTTGAGTAGAAACTCTTAATAAATCTGCTGTTTCTTCCACATTCAAGTAATCTGGTCTTTCATCTTCCGGTCTTTCTGCAAAACCTCTTGAGATATCTTCCATCATTTTCACATCTTCTACCCGTAAAGAAATTGCTCCACATTCCTCACATACAAACGCCCTTACTCCTTTTATTGCTAATTCATATTCCCCCCAGCCCGATGTGATTTCTATTTCTCGTTCTATCATATTTCCATGGCATTTATAACATATTTTATTCATTTATTTAATAAGCACAGCCTCTATCATTTATATAGAAGCTGTACGCACCTCCTTTCAATTTAAGTCAAGTCCTACTATTTCCTATTTCTCTTTATATCAAATAAGTTTTCCTCACCTAATAATCTTCCTACTCCTGTAGGTCTGAAATGGCATTTATATTTTTCATCAAATTTCTTGATATATTCTAATATATCCTTGTCGTACTGCTCCATAATATCATCAGTCTGCATTTCAGCATCTTCATAGCTCATATCAAAAAGCTCGTAGGTCTCATCATCCAATATGTCGTTGTCGTAATCATAAGTAAAATCAATCTTCGGCAAGCCGACTTCTTCAAGATATTTATTAATTCCCATATCGAGCTGATTGCTCAATAACTCATTTATCTTGTTTCCGTCAGCCGACTCGCTTAAGAAAGCTGACGAACTGTTAGTATGGATATAATGTCTGTCTCTGCATAGCTTGGCAATAGTTTCGGCTTGTTTTTCCGGACAGCCGTTATCAACTGCAATCTGTATATTCTTTTCCTGTTGCTCTGCTGCATACAGGTCTTTTCCCTCTCTGATTTCTTTAGTCATAAATGCCATATCGTGCCTTCTCCTTTCGTTGCTTGCGTACTCTATATACTATTATTATATAATATTATTTTAATTTGTCAACAAAAACCATATCAAATTTAGCAACAAACAAAAAAGAGAAAGAGTATTTTGCCCTTTCTCTTTTTACACCATGCATAAGGTTTTTCCGTGTACCATTCATGTACCAATAGTGTACCATTTTTTGTTTATTTATGTGGATATATAACGAATTATATAAAATTAAAATTTCGTGTGAAACATCGTAAAATTGAGGTATGTTGCGGTTTGTGAGGATATAATGAACTATGTTAAATATCCCTCGTAGCAACGAT